ACACAGTAAGTCTTTAAACCCACAGGATCAACGTATACGCTCGTATAGAACCCTTCAGATGGTACTGTGTGATCTACAGCAATGTAAGCAGAAGGTGCAGATACACCCGCTGCAATAAGAGCTACAAAGATTTTCTTTTTAAGACTATCTGTGATTGGTACTTTCATTTATTTACCCTCATACGCTTTCTTGCCGCCTAACCTAACACCAACCCACATCAGCCATGCACGCCACTTAGCGACACCCTCTTCACGAAGAGCTTCATAGAAGATTCTATCAGCTTGTTTACGGCTAACTTGATGCTTTGTATAAAGGTAGTCATGCAAAGTGGATGCATAATTACCATACCCGGCAAATAGAGCATATATAGGGAAAAGTAAGATGTTGTGGAATACCGCAATACTGGCGTAATTTGTAATGAAGCCTTTGGGGACAACAATGTTCCCATAAACTAAATTGTCAGTCAGCTTCCAACATGTACGAGCAATTTGCTCAGTTTTAAGTGTTGTTTGAAATTTCAACATTTGGCCAACCCTCATTCAGCATAGAATCTGTATAAGTTCCATTGACGATAGCCTCTACCAACTCAGACTCACGATCAAAACATGCTTGAATATACTGTCTCATCGACTGAGACACTTTGATAAGACTAGTAGAGTCAAGATCAACAAAACCAGAAGGGGTTTTCCATCTGCAAATATATGAACTATCAAGAACAGCAGAAAGGGCTGCTCCTGTAATCATTGCTTGACTATCACGTTCTGTATTAATTGAAATTCCGTCAACCTTAATACCAACTGTTTCTTTATTGTATCTAGCTGCAGCAACTGTAGCTTTTTGAGATTTCACCAAATCAGCAGCACGTGTTTCGGCAGTAATTGCTTGACTAAAATCAATCTTCATGAATCACCTCTTCATCTTCTACAGGAATATCATACAATGGGAGTGTTACAGGACCGTCCAAATAAACTTGAATTGGTGTTGGGAACCGAGTTTCGTATGGGGCATTTGCTCCGTGTGGAAGGATAATTGTAAGTTCCAATTCCCCATTTGTTTTGCTTACTTCCCCAGTAATCCACTTGCAGTCAATAGCACTTGCTGGGAGCACGGCACCGTCTGGAAGTGGGGAGAAATCAAATTCTTCCCCATTAAAAGTAATGATATCGCCAAATCGGGTAATATTAAGTTGTTTACCCATGCGAACTGGTGAAAATTTAATAATCATAATATCTCCTTAGAACCAACGACCAATCGCTGTCCAGTTATAAGTAAACGTATCCGAAATAGAAACATAACATTGGAATACAAATGTACCATTGGCCGAGTTTGCACGGTAAGGAAGAACTATAACCCGATAAGGAGTTGAACCACCAACACCTGCACTTGTGACGACGCTGTTGTTGTCATAAAATGGTTGAGGCCATGTTACCGTATCCCCTGCACCACTGATAAAGTGTCCAGAAGCACTTGTTGCTACACCACCTGCATAAGATTTATTGGTGCCCCAGCAAATCTGTGTACCATCAGCAAATCGTACATAGTTTCCGTTTGCATTGCTACCACGTTCAATTACTGCACCTGTTGGCACACCAGCGGTCTGAGATACAGTACCAAGCAAGTCAGCACGACCAATCAATCTGTCCCATGCGTTCCAACCACTTGCAGTGTTAGCACGCCACCACACACCTGCACCGGCTGCCCTACTACCATAACTCATTGCCAGTTGTGCACCAACCAAAGAAGAACGAGCGAAAGCAATACCCATCGGGAAACCACCTCCTGCACCGTTTACAGACCAATCAGGTGGGTTGTTATCTGTATGAGCAAATAAGGTAGTTCGATCAAAAGAGTCAAGTCTCACACCTGTTGCTGGGTAGTTTACAGAACCAACACCATAATCACCAGTAGTCAATGCTCCAAGGTTTGTTCGAGCAGCAGCAGCAGTAGTAGCACCAGTACCACCTTGGTTTACAGGGAGTGCTGTGGTGAGTCCAGTAATCGACGTAATGTCACTGTTAACTCCAGACTTAGCTGCACCAATGTTGGTACGCAGACCAGCAGTGTCAGTAGGTGTACCTAACAGACCAAGTGTAGTACCATACTGGTTTGTAATTGTGCGAAGTGAATCCGCAGATTGTTTCACATATCCCTGCAACGGTGCAATCGAGTAAGATTGACCAGTAGCTGTTGCACCAAGATAGTTTGGAGTGATACTGATTACAGTAGCACTTGCAATGTTTGTTACTTCATACCAACGACCATCAGGGCCTTGGAATCCATCACCAACACGTGCGTTGGAGACGAAAGAAGTACCTGTACCTGTCACTGTTGCACTGTTCAACGTTACCGCTACAGTACCTGTTCTATACCATGCCATATTTTTATACCTCCTTAATTAAGTTGATTTTCCTAAAAGAACCGTTGGACCAAAATCCATCATTGCTCCATTTCTAGCAGCTACAGCACAAAATAGTGTCCCATAACCATATGCAGACCGGAATCCTGTAGATGCTTCACCAACATCAAACGCATCACCTCCACCCACTCTTAAAACCGTAAACGTATCATATCCAGATGTTGGTACTGAATAATAATAAATTGTGTAGTTTGGGTCAGGAGCAGTTTTAGAACTGTGGAATACCCAGTCTGATGGACCAATCCATTTATATGCAACTAGTTGTCTAGTCTCACTATCAAACGTTAGAACACCGTTTTCGTCGAACGTTTGCATTCCATAGTTTAGCCCACTATCATATATTGTTTTAGTAAAACACCAATATGGAACAGATAACCCAATAGGTGCACTACCAAAAGCCAATGTTTCAGCACTAAATGCTGGCATCTGGTATGGGAACCATTGACCTGTAACAGAACTAATGTTACCGCCTGTCAATCCATCAAACATTACTCCTAAAGGAGGTTTGATTAGAAATTGAGGTAGTTCAGTCTGAGCTACTGTAACAGCCGGGAAAACAATTTCTGTGTTCCCCGGATATGTTGAGCCAGTTGTTGTTGTACCTTCCTTATGAAGGTACATTGTTGGATAATTTGAATCAAAATTTACGAAACCCGTTTCATCAATCGATTGAAAACCAGATGCCATATTTACCCCCAGTACCAAACACGCAAAATACTAATTATACTTGTACCAATTGTATTCATTCTAACCGTTATAGTATCACCTGATACAACCAAACTATCCGAACCATCAGGATTTGCGTACCGACTGTTACATTCATATCCAGCCCTTTTCTGTGCTACCATGTTTCCAAGTCCAGGGATTGTCACCGAATATAGATATCCAGCATAACCACTCGGGTCATTGTCAACATCAGGGGCTACAAACATATGACGCAATCTTGGCACAACAACAGATGTGTCAATCTTAACTGTCCCGTCTGACCTAAATGTCTGAAAGCCTGCCGGCATAAGTTTTCCTCCTTAAAACGCGAGGGTCCGAAGACCCTCATATTGCATTACCAAGTACCCATACGAACACGCAATATGTTGCTCACGTATACTCTTACACCTGCTCGGTCCATAACCGTGTATGTGTTTGCCATTGTTGGATGCCTAGTTGTCACTGACCCGTTTGTGAAGTCAATAGTCATTATAGAACCTCCCCAGTTTGTTTGGGCCGAAGCTGTAATTGTAGAACCGATGATTGCGTTCGTAATCATAGCCTTAGTAATCAAGGCTTCGTTCATGAACACCTGTCCACCAGTCACAACAAATGGAGCAGTCAATGTTGCATTAGTTCCGTTAACTACAGCAAACTTGTCAGCTTGAACAAGGAACTGAGATTGAAGACCAGCTGGACCGTTCTCAATACCCAAACCAAAGCCAGCAGCAACATACTGCCCTTGTGATGTAACCTGTGCTTTTACAGCCCACATCGCATTCAACTTACCATCTGTTGAAGTCTGAGCACTCGACACTGTTTGAATTGCAGCAGTGTTACTATTCGTAGTCGCTTGGACATTAGAAATACTAGTAGACAAAGCAGCATCTGCACTAGCACGAACACTGGCCTCATTTGAGATGGCAGCAGTGTTGACACCGAGAGCAGCAGTCAACGTCTCAATTCTGGTTGTCATGGCTGTGTCAGCATCAGTCCTTGTTCTAACTTCTAGACCATAGTTTGCAGCTGTTTGCCAGTTACCGAGAGCATCCTGTAGTGATCCATCATCGTCATCATCACGAAGCCCACTCCAACTAGACGACACATTCGTTGACAACCTAGTAACACTCTCTGTCAAAGACGTTTGAGCTTCCTCAACTTGCTGGATACTAGCGGTGTTATCTGCAATAGAAGACTCTGTGGTATCTACGCGTAAACTTAGAGCTTCGTCAGCAGAAGCACGGGTTGTTGCTTCCGTTCCAACAGATGCCTGCGTATCATCTACTCTGGAATTAACCAGATCAAGTGCAGATGCGGTTGTTGATTCAAGTGTTGTTACTGTGGTTTCCAAAGATGTAATCTTTGAAGTATTACCGTCAATACTAGATTGCATTGTATTGATCTTTTCGGTAGTCACTTGACTTTCACTTGCAACCGTTTTAGTTAGTTCGTAAACAGATGCTGAGTTACTATTAACTTGAGACTGGATTGAATCCATCCGACTAGCAGACGCACTCTTTGTATCAGCGAAAGCTACTTCAAGAGTTGAGATACTAGCTTTGTTAGTGTCAACTGTAGCACTCAAGGTTGTCAGACGCTGTGCAAGTGCTTCGTCTTCGTTAGCCCTTACTTTTACCTCTTGGGCATACTTAGCCGCAGTACTCCAACCATCAATAGCATCATTAAGAGAACCTTCACCATCATCATCACGCCACATCGCTTGCAGACTATTGATCTGCTCACCAGTTGCTGTAATCTTACCATCTACTTCAGCGATCTTCTGAGTGTTAATGTCTACTTGTGTAACAACAGCATTAGCATCCTCAAGGATTGAACCAACATCTTCCCAGTAGGTCAGGTTAGGTGGCGAGGTATTGATTGGAACATCTTGTTGTGCTTGATACAGCTTGTTACCAACTCTAACGATATCGCCTGTCACATATGTTTTCGTAGGGTCATAAACCATCGCATCTGTGATGTTGGCAATCTGACTTTCCAGATCAGCTACAGCATTATCCAGATCAGTGTTTGTCTGGTCGATACGAAGGTTAGCTTCATCAACACGATCATTGACAGTTTCAACACGTTCGTTTACACTTCCGGGACCAAAACCATCGATCAAGTCAATGCGATCATTCAACTCTTTATAGAGAGAACTTTCAGTGATCTGTTCCTTGAAGTATTCTTCATACTCACTTTGGTCTACAGAGGATGTACCGGGTACACCAGCTTCGGATTCAAGAGGTTTCCAAGGACCGATGTTGCCTGTACGGTCAACCAGCCGACCCCAAAACCAGAACTGTTGTCCAGCTTTCAAACCGTGCATTTCATGCATATCTGTCGGGTACGAGTAGTCGCCCAACTTTATTGCGTCTGCAAAGTTTGGATTTGCACTGTGCATAATCTCTGTACGTGCTGTATCCCCAGCACCATCAGGGAATCCCCAATTCAAACGGATACCATAAACAATCGGTGTTGTAGTCAAATAAGCGAGAGCAGGTACGCCACCTGTTTTACCATCCAAACGTGTAGATACAGAGTTGGTCCATACAGATTTAACGCCAACAGCGTTAATAGCCCGTACTCTAACAACATAGTCACCTGTGTAAATACCTTTGATTGTGATAGTTGGAGAACCTGTAATACCTGCTGAAATCCAATCACCGTCGTTGTAACGCCAATGCACTTCGTACTGTACAGCGTTGGGCATTTGATCCCATGTAGCAACCAAAGATGTAACAGCCATTGTTTGTTCAATATAGGTAGAGGACGAAACAACTAAATTGGTTGGAGCTTGTTGTTGTCCCGGTGGTACAACACTTACTGGTCGCGGTTCAAGTCTAGCACCATTGTCGATTGCATCAAACTTTGATTCGTTGTATTCTACACCTTCAATCTCATAAACGTTAGCCGATGGATTAGTTACCTTCGTTACTCGGAACAGTTGAGACTTCAGGTCAGATGCTTCCAGATACCATACAGAGTTTGACGGGATAGGCTTTCCATAATCAACAGATACTGTTACAATATTCCCTGTTGAACTTACTACGGTACGACCTTCTGACGAACCATCATCCATTGTGAGATAAAGGATATCACCAGCTACAGCAGTTACATCACGATCAAGGGTAATCACCTTACCAGCACTTGCCTTGATTCGACCAGTGTATGGACGACCACCGAGGATTGGGTCAAGTACATGAATCAGTTTACCCGGTAGAACATCAGCCGAAAGACCTTGTAAGCCCGTCTGGAAGCTCACAGTTCGATTGTAGAGGTTGGTGATAAGTGTGTACTTACCTTTTCGCTGTGCTTCACCACGGGACGTACAGCCAATAGCTGTAATCTCTGTCTGACGGTCACCACCCCAACGGAGAATCTGACTTGTTTCAAATGTTGGCTCAACATCAGTGTTGTAGTGGTTGTCTGGATCATCATACGATACAAGAGCAGATGTATAGATAGACTTGTCGTCTGCCGCTTGATAATCAAAGTTACCATTCACTACATTGGAACGAGAGAATAATGGTGCGTTTGTAATTGGTTCCCACTTATCAGCAACAGCTACAAACTTGTTACCATCCCAATACGTCATACCGTTGAAGATACCAGCGATATCACGTAATACCTTCCAAGCACCTGCCTTATCCTGAATAAAGATGTTACAGGTATGGCGTGGCTCCATTGTACCCGAACCAGTACCATCGTCAACCATTACGTCACAGTACTGAGCAATTTCATACAGTGCAAATTTATCAACCATTGCAGGTACTACTTTATGACCAAGGCCAAAACGATCTTGTGTCAAAAGGTCATAGAAGACCCAAGCAGGGTTGTTTGTCCATGCCCATTTAAAACTACCATCCCAAATACCTGAGTATGTCCTTGCAACTGGATCATAGTTTGTTGGTACTTGGATTACACGGCCTTTTGTTCTTACCGAAATCTTTGGGATATTACCGGCACCGAACAGTCTGGAATCAAACTCAACGTACAACAGAGCGGTGTTAGGGTAACGTTGCTTGACAGCGACTACCTCAGCATAACTCTTTACATTGATTGTATCCTGAATTGTACTTGAGTTGTTTTCAGGCGTTACGCGACGAGCACGCACAGTCCAATTACTACCCGGTTTAGGGAGTTTTACTTTATGAGTTCTTTCATAATTAGTGTTGGTCTTACCGTCAATTGTGTAAACTTGATATTCTTGGAAAGCACCACCATCTGTAGAAAGATCAATAGCATATTGCATTTTATAACCATTCGTGTCGCCATTGCTAGACTGCCGAAGAAGGGCAGGCCAAGAAAATGTAACACGAAGGTCTGTCAGTTGTGACTTGGTTACAGCACGTGTCCATTGAACGTTATCTTTCAGTTCAATACCAACACTATATTCACTAGATACTTCAGGGAATTCTTCAATTGCTTCTTGGTCTTGAGAACCGGAACGCCATTCCCATTTAACACCACCAAAGTTATAACTACCATCTTCGTTCTGTAGTGGTGTACCATCAAGGTAAATATCCTTAGCTGTCGGTTGACCAGCAAGCTCACCTTCAGCTACAGCCAACAACACTTTAGCGTATGCAACCGACAGGAGGTTGTTAGGTGTTTCAACAGGGGTATGTGGTTTGGACTCACCACCTTTACCACCTTCAATTTCATACGGGATCATCACCCCGTTTTCGTCATAACGAATCATTTGTTTCTCCTATCAGTTACAAGTATTGTTTATTGTTGGTCCTCAGCAGCAATACTTGCCGAGATTACAGCACCACCAACCTCACGTTCACCGTAGAATGCTGGAACTGGTTGACCTTGTGCTGTTGTGTTTACAGGCCCACCAAATGCATAAGATGCTTTGTTCTCTACATCTGAACCATTTGTAAGACCATCTGTCTTTGGAGCAAGCAACATCGAAACACCACCAAGTGCAAGCGATACAGCTACAGATGTAGCAATAGCAGCCGATGTACTACTAGCAGCAAACCAAGCACCTGCACCAAAACCAGCAGTACCACCTGTTAATACAACAGCAGCAATGACAGCCGCAGCAGCAAGGAATGTAAATGCACCATTCTTAGCACCAGCATATTTTGGAATAATCTTTACAACAGATGGTTTACCCATATAAAGTTGCTCAACGTTATTTACGTTGTGTTTACCACTGAGGATTTTAAACTTAGCTCCCCGCTTCTCAGATTCACGGAAAGCTGTTTCAAAACCGGGAACCAACATCAACATAGCTTTAATAGCTTCTGCCGGACTAGATACAAGGAACTTATGGTTACCATACTTCTTGAGATAACCGCCCGGTTGTACTTCAATCCATGTTTCTTTCATTTATTCACCTCTTTATGTCGCAGCACCATTCGTGTACGTTGTGACCATTGACCACCATAAACAGCCAATTCACTATTCTTACCGTACATGTGATGTAGCATTAATGTTTTACCATGAAACTTCTCACCTTCAAATTCAGAAACTTCACCTAAGTATACGGCAGCGTGATTGGGATGGAATGAACGACCAATTTGCATTACAATCAAGTCACCCGGAATTGGTGTGGTAACCACTTCAAAACCCCATTCTACGTAATATTCTTCATAGAAAGAGAATGTATCTTGTTCTTCCCACCATCGATCTTTACGATTTACTTTAGGGAATTTGAGTCCATGATACTTGCTGTAATATGCTTCACATGTAGCCCAGCAATCCCACACGTTATGCACAAAAGGGCGATTTAACAAGCTCTGTGCTGGTTCCGGAATAACCTGTCTATGGTCACCTTCAGGCCAACTGACGATGTGCCATGGGATAGCAACACTGTCAGGGTCTACAATTAACTCAAGCTCACGATTCCGGCTCATTACAGCGATATCCGTAATGCTAGGGCGAGTTGTTTCATCAGGATGACTGTGGCAGATGCCTACAATCGTTCCTTGCTCATCAGCAGCAGCAAAACCTTCTGGACACATAACAAACTCTTCGGTTGGATCAGTTGACACATTATCAATGGCAATGTATTGTTCTTTACCAGAAGGTGTGATAACGACTACCCCACAAGATTCTCTAGGGTAACGAGACTCTGCATCTTTCAACATAGCTTTGATCGTTGCAGATTTTAATTTCTTAGGAATCATGTCAACCTCTTGCGATCAAACTGGCAGCAATGAAACCACCAAATGGTAATGGATTTTCTTCACCGAAACGAAGCTTACAGTCCAGACAGAGACCACCGCACATATCTTCTGCGGGATTGTCTGTTGGTACACCTTTGTCTGTAAAATAATTAGTACCAGTGTATCCACAGTTTGGTCCACGATAACCACCGTTCATTGCCCAATGACACATTGCATAAATCTGTCTACGTGGAAGTTGTTGGCCTGTGAAATCAGCAGGTGAAGAAAGTTCAAACGTTACAGTGTTTGGGTTCTCACCACTCTTGCGTGTGATATACCAGTTCTGAGTAAACTCCATAAGTGGATCAGGGTCATCACCATCTGGTAGATACTGTTGGAATGTTGTATGTTCTGTTACCTTAGCACCGAATAGGTTTTGCAGTTGCAAACACATTGCTGAAATGCTACCATCAATGTTAGACACTTCAAGGTTAGGTAGAGGACTTTTACCAGTACCATCCCATTCGATACCCGATAAATCGTAAGGCCAACAGAAGTACTCATTGCCTTGCCACATTATAGATTTCGGTGGAATATCACTAACGTTAGCAGTTTGGAATGCAAGCATTTCATCTGCTGTATATTCAACGTTGTAATTGTGGAAACGAAGAATGTCACCACCAAAATCTGTGCAGTCAACTTCAATCAGGCGTACTTTCATACCCGGTTCAAGCTTTTGAATTACGTCTTTAATATTAGTGATAGCCACTTGACTAGTCTCCTTATGCAGCGTATGCTTTTACAAATGTACCAGTGAACACATACAAACCACCACCTTGTGGTCTAGGTACTGCATTCTTGCAACGGTACAAACCTAAATCACCCAATGGAGGGGTCCAATAGAAACTCTTGTATCCTTGGTGTCTATCGAAGAAATCTTTAATCGATTTGGCTTCATTGCCATATGCATGTACACGAATCGAATACTCTTCTGTCTTATTGTTGATACCCTCAGCAACCTCTTGAACATACCCATCACCAAATTGTACTGTTGTTGTTTTGTACTCAATGGTTGGATCGATTTCTCGTTCAACATGCCAAGTGAAAGTTTCAATAGCCATAACTTCTCCTAAAAATAAAAGGGAGGGTAACCCCTCCCATAACTGTTTCACATTCTACTATTTAAATGGTATTTTGTCAATACCTTGTTATGATTAACTAGCTGTTTGTGGTTGGATAGTACCACCCGGTCTTGTCTCAGTATTGATGACTTTGTAAATCTCTTGTACAACGAATGTACCTAAACTCTGACCAAAGCCTTCATAACCTGCGCCACCGTCAGTACTAGAAGTTGCTTTACCATCGGATACAGCAACATTAACGTTTACAACCGTCATGTTACTTTCACCACCGATAGCACCTTGACCACCAACTAACGATACACCCAATCGACCATCACTGGTACGCTGTAGAGGCATGATCGCTTCAGGTCCAGCCTCACCCATTTCACTTTCTTGGAATCGTGTAGGAGAGGATACAACCGAGTTAGTGAATGTACCACCTTTAGCGTAACGTCTTACGCCAACATCAAACGCACCACCTTTTGCAAATGTACCGAATACCCCTGTACCAGTGTAACTACCACCGACTTGACCAAAGGAACCTGCACCGGATACACCTGTTGTAGTAGGCGTTACACCGCCACCAAATGCAGCCATACCAGCACCAAGCAATGCACTCAGCAAGCCGTTAGCAGCCTGTTGGGAGGCAATGCGAGCCATATCTTTGATAACGCTAGAAGCGAAATCGCTGAAGCTAAGTTTACCTGTTGTAACAAACTGGTACAATGCGTCACCAGCAGATGCAAAAGCACCTTCCAATGCCATTTGTGTAGATGCCGCAAAATTCAATGCGTCATCTTGGGCATTCTCGATAGCAGCAGTGAAACCGTTTGTCCAATCCAACTCTGCGGCTTGAATATCCTTATCGTTTTGGATAATCTGCTTAGTCATATCGTTGTGAGCTTGAGTCAAATCTTTTAACTTTTGTTCATGCTCAACAGGATCAATATCCTTAGCAGCAAGAGCATTGGCCAAAGCCAATTGCTTCTTATCAAAGTCCCTGTCATTATCACCCAAACGTTGATTGAGTGCAGCTTGACGGTCACCACGACCTACACCTTCAGCGTTACGAGCGCCTTCATCACGAAGTGAATCAAGTTGTGCATCAAGTGCGGCTTTGTAAGCAGCGATGTTACGTGTACGTTCTTGAATCCTACCATTCTCTTTGGATTGCAACACATCCAATCTTGTGTCAATATCTTCCATTGCTTTTGCTTTAGCAGCTTCAGCTTTAGTCAACTGATTGTCTAGAGAAATGTTTTGTGCAACAGAGTTATTCTTATTTTCCTGCAACTTGTTAATTGCAGAAATCTGGTCATCATAAGAACTAGCAACTGCTTTCTTCTGAGCCTCAAGAATTGCTTTCTGAGAATAGTATGTAGCTTCCTGAGAAACCACGTTGGCTTCACCTAGCGCAGTAACGCGTTTATAGTAGCCGTCATACTCAGCATTGACTTGAGTCAGGTTACTCTTCACTTCCTGAATACTTGTCGTATCCAAAGCACCCGGACGTTTAGGTTTGTTAGCCTTTGCTTTCGCATCGTCAAGTTTCTTTTGTGCAGCGGCAAGGTCAGCAGCCATTTTCAATTCAGTTTCAGCAGATACATTACCCGCTTTACGAATCTTCTCATGTTCAAGCAGACGGTCATCGTAATCACGTTGAGCTTTTGCTACACCTTCAAGGTTAGACTTCTCACGCTTCAGAAGTTTATCCATTGCGGCATTACCAGCAATACGATCAATCTCATCTTGTTTACGTTGTTCAGCTACAGACTTTTCTGCTGTTTTACGTTGTTCAAGAATGCGAATCTCGGAAGCGGCCTCTTGATAACGTTTGTCACGTTCAGCTGAATCAGCACCTTTGTAATCAACGATGTTCTGTTGAAGTTCTTTCAGTGCATCAATGCGAGATTGGGTAGTGTCCTCACGACCAATGCCTTTCAAAGCATCCCATGTTTCACTGATGATACTCTTAACACCTGCCCAAGCTTGCTCAATGTAACCAGCTTCTTCGATCATCTTGTCAGCAGTATCGGACGCAGCTTTAGCCATTTCAGATTGAAGCAACTGAACAGCTTCCTGTTCTTTACCCATTTCAATCAAAGCATCAGCTTGAGCAAGTACAGATGTGGTCAGGAACTTGTACTTCTCATCAAGACGAATAGCTGCTTGTACAGGGTCTTTACCTAAAGAAGTAAAGTCTGCAATGATTGTATCCATTGCGGCACCTGTAGCTTTCTCCGTCTTAATCGCAGCTTCACCTACTTCAACCATTACTTCAGATGCAATCTTACCACTAGCTGCCATTTGAGTCAATGCTTCAGCAGCTTTACCAGATGTTCCAGAAATACCGTCCAGTGTTGTTTGGAACTGTGTGAAATCAGAAGCACTCGCACCAGATGCATTCTTTGATTGAATCAATGCACGGTTGAATTCAGTTAACTCACTACTACCTTGATAAGCAGCAATAGCAAGAACACCAAGTACAGAACCAATAACAGTAAGAGGGTTTACCAAACCAAGTAAGAATGTACCAGTAGCTTTCAGTGCTGCACCTACACCACCAAACATATCCTTGATCTGACCACCTTGTTGCAGTAACACAGTAAGTGGTGCTTGACCACCTTGCAACGATACCACAATGTCAGTCAACTGAGCAGGCATACCACGCATAGCAGCCATTTCTGCTTTGTATGACATGGTTGACTCATTACCAGCTTTGATACGCTTTCTAACCGCTTCAGTTTGAGCAGCAATAGCACGTTCAGCTTGGGCGTGCTGTTTAATAGCATCATCACCAACAACCAAACCTGCTTTCTTGGCCGCGTCCAAACGACGTTGTTGTTCTTCAAGTTCCTTCAGTTCATTCCGAAGAGGTTGAGCAGCATTCAATGCTTTCTCATAATCGTCAGCTACAGTACTGAAAACACTACCTTTCGATTTAACCTTATCAAGTGCGTCAGCTTGTTCAGCCAATGCTTTGTTATATTGATCTTGGGAAATCAAACCAGCATCAAGACCATCCTTCAGGATAGCTGCACTGTTCTCATAGTTGCGTTGTGCACGAAGTACTGGATCATATGCACCAACAACTTTATTCAGCTGACGTTCAAGTTGTTCCTCAGCCGCTGCATTAGAATAAGTACTCTCAATAGTCTTATCGCGATGATCTGTAAACTCTTGAAGTTTCTTGTTGTATTGATCCATGGTAATGTTACCAAGGTCCAAGTTCTCTTTGAGTGTACGTTGAGCACGACTGAATTCTACTTCAGCACGTTCAACCTTACCCAATGTTGCAGTGTAAGTATCAAGCTTATTTTGTGCTCGAACCATTGCTGCACTATTATCTTCAGTAGCAAGCGATGCATCACGTTTAGCTTGAGCAAGTTTTACATAGCTGTCATATTCTTCACCACCGAGAGACGGACCCATCATACCCTGTGTTGTTGTACCAATTACACGGGCTTTATTAAACTTTTCGATGGCGGCATTGTAGTCATTCTGAGCCTTCAACTGTTTACTAAGACCATTGATTGTCTGGTCAATTTGACGTTGTTGTCTAGCAGAAGCATTTGTCAGAATGTTCTCTTGAGCAATGGTAGCCTTGGTCAATACCTCTTGTGCTTTTACTTCAGCATTTGCTTTGCGTACAGCTTTTTCTGTCTGAGCATCTTGGATACGTGTAAGTTGCTGTACTGCATCACCTTGCATACCCACCTTAACAATGTTTGCATCAATGATCCGGTTTAGCCGTTCATATTCAGCAGGCATTGTAGACTTCATATCAGATGATTCAAGTTGCTTACGCTGTTGAGCGAGTGTGTTCAACTTGCGAGTCTGTTGATCGATAGCCTCAGAAAGGTTTTTAACCTTTGTTGTTTCAGTAGTAGGAGCAATACCACCACTAGTTGTTGTGGATGTATTAAATCCAGTTGTTGCCTTCTGTGCTCGTTCGGCAGCAGTAGCAAATTCATTAAGACTATCAGTACCAGTCTTAATTGGTTGAGAGTCAATTCTTACTTCTAATTCAGCGATTGTTGGCATCTTTGCGATTCTCCCCCATAGTGATGAGTGCTTCGTTCTCCATCACTTGTAGGTCAGGGAACATTTCATTAATTTGTTTGTTCTTAAAACCTAACATCTTTCCCACAGAGGGAATTACATTATAATCTAATCCAGTAGCGTGACCCATACCACCAATTCGCCACTGAGTATTCAGCGTATTGAACACTCTGAATGCATTCCAATTGATATCCCAAACTAAGATTTCTTCAACTGGAATCTCTTCGAGTTTAAGACCAAACAAGCCAGCTTGATGTTCGGTCATTTCAGACTCATACAGAGCGTGGGCCGCTGCTATTAGTTTCCCCGGCGAGCCTTGGTATAGGCATCATTATATTGCTCTAGAATCGCATCTACAACGCCTACAGAGGTACTTACCAGAGCTTCAATGTTCTCATCGGTGAACTTGTCAGAGAAACCCCAACCAACTACAATCTCTTTAATCTGCTCCACTTGCATCGCTACTTCACGATCAGTCCATTCTTCCATAGACCATTCATTACCAGCTTCAGCAGCCTCACGGGATTCAGTAACCAGTGCAACACCACGTTCTTTCCAACCGTCAAACATACGAGAAAGAGCACGACGATCAAGTGCTTTAAATGTGAATTGAATAGCCATAGGCTCGGCACCTACACGTGGTACATTAACCACCGATTTGAAAGTAGGGTCCATTTGAATTTTGAAAGATTTACCAGCCATTGTTTTATCTCCTTAGAAATGAAAATGCCCCCGCCTCATAATGAAGCAAGGGCATGAGGGATGCACTTACCGTGCGTTATACAAGTTTGCGATACCGACTTACACGACCTTGCTGAGCAAGCGTAATAGTACGCACCATGATTTGGTTACGGTTCAGTGTTGGTGTGTTGGTAATCGATGCAATCGAGTTGTAAAGAATGATATCACCGTTTACCAAGTTCAGACGTTGCAGACGCTCTTCTTTCAGTTCGTCAGCTTCTTCAACAACAGTAACATACAGCTGCGACGGGTCATCAGCTACGGTCAGTGTCAGAGTCGATGGAGACTTGGTAGTTGGAATCTGACGGTCTTCGTCTTCTTCCAGATAGCCGTATTGGTAGAACTGTTGTTCACCACCAGACGATGCTACTTCAGTAATCTGAGAAATAGCAACCCACTCTTCAGCTTTCTTCACAGTACCAGCCGAAACACCAACAGGGTATGAAGCAGTGTTTGTAGTATCAACACCTTCCAGTTCAAAAGTACCAACAGTTACTTCACCAACACGGAAGCCTCGACCAGACAGTTTCAGCCAGCCGGAAGTAAGAACAACGATATCACCTTTTACCAGACCGTGTGCGGCAGCAGTAGCTACAGCGGGCTTAGCGTTGGAGATAGATGTAACGGTAATGTCATCACCGTAAGTTTTAACGAAATCAACGGTAGAACCGTTAGGAAGACGAGCAGCCATTATTTATATCCTCTTAGTTAGATTCAGCCCAATAGTTAAACCATGTATGCAAGGTCCACCACTGTTCTTTTGGGTCTTTGCGAGCTTCAGTTACAGCAAGAGCACTAGCCACTTGGACAGTGAAACCTTCTGTATCCACGAACCTCATATTCGCTTTGAATGCTTGGCGTACAGTATCAACCATTTCATCCAAAGGTTCGTTCATGTCCACAATCATACTTCCATTTACATCAGATGTTGCTCTCAATGTAATCTGGTAAATACCTTTGTAAACTGTTAGGTCACCACCTAATGCAGCATCATCAGCAGGAGCAGGAATGATGTGAGGTGACATGTAGTTTGTTGTCATTATTTGATCCACAATCATACCGTTAGGAATGACAGGATACTTTAATGTTGTATCTGGTTGCCTGAGACTTTCAATCAAATGATCCGTCAGAAGGCGTCTGATTTTAGATTCACTCATTACACCTCCCTATGAATCCTAACCGCATCGTTGACAATTCGAACAAAGTCCGCTTCGGTTACCCTCACCATACCAGCAGGGGCTTGTCTGCTAAAACCTTCTTCAGTTACTTTCTGTGTTGGACCATTGTATGTACCCCATTCCAGATCATAACCATACAGTACATGATTCTGAATGTAAGCTACTTGACCAGCAGTGAAAGAGTTAGCTTTAGATGCAAGCATCGCTAACGTACTACTTCCATCTTGGTCATAACGAACAAGACTGTTTGCAGAAGTACCGTCAATGGTCAGTTGCCAGTTACCACGAAACCTACCAGTATCAACTGGAGACAACATGATAACACTCTCACCAACCTTAATTGTTATCGTTTGTAAGGTTTCATCGATTCGCTTCTCAGTTGCTTCAACCCATTCGTTGATTGTATCTAAGAAGTTAGCCATTTCTCACCTGCAATTTCCAACCACAACCAATACTGTTATCGTTAAATGGGGCAACGTTTATCACCTTGACAATTGTACCAAGGAATGTAAACTCATCACCAACAACAGGTTTAGGTGTGTCAGTACCGTCTTCTAGTACAGGCGATACATATAACTGGAAGTCCCCATATTCAATAGTTGTATTCCGATATGCATACTCACTATAGTTAACACGCAAACCACTTGTTGTGTAAGTGGTTGTAACAACTGGCGTAGTAACACCTGTAGATGGATTATAACCACCAGCAGATTTTCGTTTGAATGTAATCGGAACCCCTTTACCCTTTGGCTGTGGTGCAAGTTGACGAATCACCATTGCACGCATTCTATCATGCATTCCCATTAGCTAAATGTCCCGTCACGTGAGCAACAAGGATCGCCAATACCGAACAATGGCTTTCGGTCACACAGTCTGAAGTCAAGCAACTTGTTTTTGTCACAACTATCAGCACCGGCAAACCATGGCATCAAACCTTCAGGCGGAACCCGACCTGCTGTCTTAACTAGGTAATCAAGTAGTTTCAAATAGTTACTTGCGGTAGAACTAGCAATTTGCAGTTCACCAATAACTTCTCTTGTACTTTCACCTGATACAATGAATCCAGCAGAAGTAGCAGCATACACAGCAGCTTGGTTAACACTCCCTTTACCTAAAGTAAGGAACTGTGCATATTGTTCTGGTGTGAACAGCGGATAGTAAGGACCACCGGGGATATCACCAATCATAAGGGCGAGGAGCGAAATCTTTTCATCATCTGTCATTTCATTCTCCTTAAACAAGAAAGGCTGGCCTAAGCCAGCCCTTATCGTACCTCTTAGTTATAGGTAATGTCGAAGATAGCACCCGGATAGATGCAAGCGTTCATGAAGTTAGAACCAACCTTCATTTGAATCAGGTCATCTTCATCGTTCAGCTTCTCAAAGTAGTAACGACCAGCAGCTTTCTTGTTGATAGCCGAGAAAGTGTTTGCTGGAGCGTAGTAGGTCTTGAACATACCACGTACACCAGTTGGCAGAGCCAGAGCTTTGTTAGGCTCAATCCAAGCTTGGAAGTTACCTTCAGCGTCATCGTAACCACCGATACCGGCGTCAATGAATACCAGACCCCAAAGTTCAACGAAGCGGAAGTTGGCGTCATAGCCCGGAGCAGTACCCGGAGTCTTCAGCAGCAGCTTGTTGTAATCCTGTTGGAAGTACTTAACAGCCTCGGTAACGAATGGGTTGGTGTAAACAGCGTCGAAGAAGTCAGTACCGCACAGCAGAATCAGCTTGCTGTAGTTACCACCGTTAGCATGACGCAGAGCTTCACGCATCTTACGAATCAGTTCGGAACAGGTCTTACGTGGGTCTTTAGCACCAGTCAGTTCAATGTTGTGAGTCTGACGAGTAACACCCATTTCTTCGTAGAAGTCGATAGTGTCACCGTAGTTAGTTGCCAGAGCACCCGATGGAGCATATACTGTACCTGTGGTCAGCAGTTGCATCTTAGCCACATCGTGGGTCAGATCGAAAGCGTTGTTCAGGTAAGTCAGCTTCTCAATACGAACATCCATCACGGTTTCCAGACCAGCAGCTTCGTGGATGTTGTTCACTTTAGCAACACCGTCGATATCCTGTGGCTTGATCGCATCTTGCATTTCGAAGTTAGGAATCTTCAGCTGAATAAAGCCACGCTCTGGTTTGCTAACCATGGTGTCAGCTTTAGCTTCCCAGTTCTTATCTTTAATCAGATGGTTGCTATACTGAGTACGTTGAATCTCAATTTTCTTTTGAGTTACAAATACTTCTTCAAACAGACCAAGTTGATCGATGATGCTAATATTGCGGGGCAGTTCAACCAGAATCTCAGTCAGTTCAACATACTTACCTTGGCTCAGGCGATCAATATTCTTGTCGATAATCAGAGTCATTTATTCTTTCCTTTTGTAGAGTGAAGGGACTTAATTCAGTCCCTATAAATCAGTTTAATTAAGCAGTCAGATCAGATACGTCTGTCAGGACCAGAAGACCTTGGTTTGCCATGAGTTGAAGCAGCAGATCATAAGTAGTGGTCAGTACAGTCTTATAATTCTTCTTAATGTAGAATTCTTTGAATGCACCCTTGCGAATAACAATCGAGTTATACTTACCAGCAACAATCGCCTTCGGAATGAAGTCAGATTTGAAACCGTAGTGGTCACCCCAAACTACAGCGAATTCGTTAGTTGCAACTACGTCAGCATCAGCATCAATAACACTCCAAGCTACTGTAGGTGCCGAATCTTTCGGACGATGTACAATAGTACCCAGTGGCAGTGCTGTAACAAGTGGAGTGATGTTTGCGTTCTCATTGCCGAACTTATAGGCAGGGTGGTCAATAACCAGATCGGAAGCGTAAGTACCGAATTTCAGTTCAGTGAAAGCCATGTTTTAATTCCTCTAAATAAATGTTTGTGATTAACGGCGAACAGCTTTGGCAGCAGCTACACCGGCAGCTTTCAGAGTTTCAACAGCATCTGGTTCAGCGTCATCTAGAACACCTTCCTGACCTACTGGTTTAAACTCTTCAGCACGGGCATTCTTTACAGCAGCCAGTTGATCTACCATGAAAGCAAAGGCACCGTCATCCAGAGCACTCATATTGGTAAGATATGTTGGAACATCAGCAATGGGCAGAACTTCAGCAAGAGCAGCTTCACGCTTAGCCAGAGCAGCTACAGCAGCAGCAGCTGCAGCTTCTTCCTGTGCTTTCACAAAGTCAGCCAGTTGAGCAGTCAGTGCTTCATTAGCAGCCAGTGCGGTTTGCAGTTGTGCACCCAGTGTTGCAACCTGTTCGGTTTGTGCTTCAAGTTGCACAGTCAGTTCTTCAAGTTTAGCCATTTCAGCTTTGTCCTCTTTAGTGTTAAGTTTGAAGGCGGAAAGGCCCATTTCTTTATCCTCAATGTTTGTTTGGGCAACGTCTGCCACATATTCATAAAACTCTTCGATAGTCATAACCTTATCGGCAAGACCAAGCTTGATAGCTTCTTCAGCCATAAACACATTTGCTTCCGTGTCTTTAACAGCTTGAACATCAAGAGAACGGTGAGTTGCTACGTGTGTGGTGAAACTCTCGTACAATGTATCTACTTGTTCTTGCAAACGATCAATGAACGCTTCAGTAAATGCACCGTCTTTGTCATACGGAACTTTGTCTTTACCCGCAGTAATGAAGGTACGTTCGTAACCAATCTTTTCAAGATACTTGCTATCGTTGTACAATTGAATCAATACACCAATCGAACCGACAAGACTGTCACTCGACATGATGATTTCATCAGCAATACAAGAGATACCGTAAGCAGCAGAAGCAGACATACCGTCTACATAAGCAATGATCTTAATACCATTCTCATTGGCAAGATTGCGGATATAGTTTGCACTATCAATCATTGCCTGAGCTTGACCACCACCAGAGTCAACCATCATGGAAACTGTTTTAGCTCCCTTTTCCACGAAGTAGTTCATTTGTTCTTTAAGCATTTCATAGCTTGTACCACCACAATATGCTTCCCAACCAGTGGTGCGATATGTGAGTGGACCAGAGATATGCATTACACCTGTTTTAGTTTCAGGAATGTAACGATGATCCCAGCTAGTTTCTGCTTCAGCTTGAGGACCGATAATATCGGCGTTACCCTCAATGCGTTGGTTAACGTACTCAAGAATACCGTTAAAGGTATTCTCTTCAATAAGATGAGGTTTGTTAACCAACGACGATTTAATTCTTACAAGTGAATGTGCCATTTATTTGCTCCCTTTGTTAGCTGTGTTTGCATCACCTTTCTCCCCTGTACCTTTACCGTTCGTGTTACTCATACCTTCTTTCATACCACCTCCAGCTTCAGAGGTGAAGTTAGTCATCATTTCACGAAGCTTTTCAGGTTCAATGTCATCAGGGACACGGTAATCAATACCAACACGGGCGAGAACAAAGTTAACAACTTCAGGTACAAGCGGGATCAAGCCGGTTGCTGCGGTTTGTTGCAGGAACTTACCTACACTTTCAAGCGACTCACTATTCGGCAGATCAAAGTCAAAGTAAGGCATGATATCTGTAGGCCATTTGTTCTGTTCAAACAAGGTCTTGACTAGCTTGTGATTAAGCTGGTCTTTAATCTCATTCAAACGACTCTTAACGGCCATGTCGATAATGCTTACTTTCGATTCAGCAAGCGAGTAACTACCACCAGAACCACTACCAAGCGACAACACATCAGCAAACAATGCTACTTGAATCTCACGGGTATAACGTGCAATAATTGCATTTACATCGTAAGACTTAGTACCAGAAATGTTCTTAATCTCAAAGTCAAACATCTTGTTCCCTTCACTGTCTAACAGCATAGGGAGGATGAAACCACTTTGTTTAGCTTGGTGTGCTTTCTCCATCATGCGGGTATACATGTTGAAAGATGCTTCCCGATCAGGGTCACGATTCTCTACAAGATACTCAGGAGGTAGGAAAAGAATCTTAAATGCGTTGTTGTCTTGTGCAACACCAATCGCTTCAGACTCTTGATACGCTTGTTTCATTTTCCAAGGTTGCCATGCGGAAACCAATGGTGATGTACCCGATGGGCTATCATTCTGTGGATTGTGGCGGAAGTGCAAACACTTCTTCATTGGTACGTATTTAACGTCAGTCTTTTGTTGACCTTCTACCCGAAGAATTTCCCAACCATCATGAACAATCATGTCTTTACCATCTTCAACAGGGTAAATAACACGTTGGTCAAAACCGTCAATTTCACGACCCTTATCTTTCCAGTACCATTTTACGATAGTACCTTGGGAACGTGGGGAAAGTGCTTCAATACCTACCAAACCATCATTATACTTACTACCATACTTGTAGTTGCGGAAACGCAAAACCATTTCAAGGATGGAGAACCCATAACGGTTGAACGTAGTAGCATTCTTGATACCATATGTCCAACTGTGTCGCATGTCATCCATGCACTGGGTTAGAAACTCTTGTTGAGCTTTAAGCGTTGCCTCACGCTCTTTAGGAACACCTTTAGGAATCTTTACTTTCCACTGTGCTTCTGCTACCTTACCTTCTACAAATTCAAGTGCAGGGGCGATAGTACCATCATTAGCCATTTGGTTTACTGTTTTGAACATTCGTGGCCAACGCAATTCAGCTTTGCATTCATCGAATACTTGACCACCAAGTGTAACCAAACCAGTGTAGCCTGTTTCGCCATATACAATGGCAGGGGCTTTACCATCCCCTTGCTCTAAGGAGACTTTCTTTTCAGATTCTTTCTTCGCCATATGGCAAAATCTCCTTATCCAAAGGGTGTGTTATTTGACAGGTTAACCGAACCTAATGCAGAAGCCATGTTCGGGATATTGATTCGTTGTGCAAGAACAGCAGTAGCATCGCTAATGGCATCGACCATATCATCGTGACCACTTTCACCAGTCTTTCTCAAACCGTTAAATGCTTCAAGTTCTTTGTACATGAATCCGTTGTTAGATTGAATGTTATTCTCTAAGTCATACGCACAACCTTTGAGGAATTGTACATGACCATTCATGGCCAACGAAGAGAAAGGTCTAAATCTATCCAACTTTGATTTGCTTGTTTTCAATGTCCGTACTCGGTAACCACGTTCACTAATCGCCCTTGTAAACAACGATGTAGAGGCCTTAGCTGCTGCACCGGGATCAAGAGGAATAATAATGTCAACGTCCATACCGTCTCTAGCACCATTCTCTAACACGAAGCTTTCCCAGTCACCGAAGAGCATACGTTTCCGTACAACTTCGTGAATGAAATAACCGCCCTTTTTCAGCTTGCTCATTTTCACACATGCTGTATAGTCAGGGGATGGGTTAGCATCGGACTTTAAAGTACCTGCAAAGTCATACGCTCGTACCGTTTTCAGAATCTCACTCTTAGGAGGTTCTACAATGGCTTCTTCACCACACCATGAACGCTGGAAGTACGTACTGTTCGCCTCACGGGCAGTCCAGTCACCAAGCAGCAAACGACGACGTTCTACATCAGGAAGAGCTTCCAGAGCAGCCTTATAGCCGGGGTTTGTACGCATAAGCGTTGGGTTGTCATAGATAGTACCAAGCAACACTTGGAACGAAATAGGACGCGGTTGAAGGTCATCGTCATCAGGTAGATCATGACGCTTGTACTTCTGATATAGTTCGTCATACGAATCACCCCATACCAATTCACCGCCATAGCGGAGCAGGTAACGAGTAATACCGTTTTTCTCAGGATCAGGAAGACCGTGCTCAGGGTGACCTTCTGGATACAACCACCAGCTTACCCAATCGAATAGGAAGCTATCAGGATCAGGGTTACAACTAACCCACATACAAGCTTCAATCTTCTTACCTGTAACAGGATCAACACCCATGTCAGCTTCAGTACGAAGTCGAGAGAACAACCACCACAGGTGATGCTCTTCAGCATGTGTACCTTCGTCATAGAATACAGAAGAAAGCTCAAGACCTTGATAAAGGTTTTCAGCACTGTCGTTCTCATAATGCGAGAAACTAATTGATGCACCACTTGGGAACACCAACTTTTGATCTTTTAATTTACGCTCAATCTTACCCGGAAATACCTTAGAATAAAGTCGGAAAGCTTGCTCATACAAACCACCCGCTTTCATAATTGCCGTGGAGTTCTTACGAATACAGAAACCACGATAGTTAGGATCATGTACCCAGCGAAGGTGACGCATCAAACCAACATAGCTCTTTGAACTACCGGCTGCACCACCAACTACCAGAATCTTTGCATTGGACTTTAAGTATTTCTCTTGGAAAGGAGATTGAGGTTGTACAATGTCAGCCATTGTCTCTTCCTCTTATAGTTGTGTATGATAATAGAAAATATCTATTTTGTCAATACCTTTGATAGATTTATTTAACAAATTTAGCAAGATAATCAGAAGTCATCTTTGCACGACGCTTACCGTCGATACCAGCGGACTCCATAACAACTTTAAATTCGCTTTCCCAATCCATACCATCAAGCTGTTCCTTAGTCCATGGTACGTCACCATTCAGGCTCTTATCGACCTTCACAGCGTCCATAGAGAACGATGCAGCTACTTCCGGTACAAAGGCTGCGAACACCTCTTTACCTGTCTCATCCTCAAACACACGAACGAAGGCGTTAGGTGTTGGCGGGGTTTCTGCTTCCAACGACATACTAATCGCCTGTGGGAAACGCAGAGTAGGCAGAGTGCCTTCTTTAAGGGTTGCCCCAAGGTTAGCCATAGCAATGATGTTTTCGATAAAGTTGAAACCGATAGGGTCACTACCAGTAATGTACAGATGATATTTCATTATTTGTTTTCCTTAATGTTGTGTTGGAAGGTCCATAGAGAATAGACCGGAAGCAGTAGCCACTTCTGTTTGCTGTTGGTTCTCTTCCAGCATAGCAGCACCTTCTTTGTCGTTCTTTTGAACACCGAGAATCGCTAACTCTTCACGAAGACAACTGTTGTTGATACTTTCAATCTTGTTCAGAATGTACTTAGCAATGTCCACTTTCTCTTTACTTGGTTGTGGTACAATGTTCCCATCAGAGTCTTTGCCTGTCATCTGTTGACGGACAATCTCAAGTGCATCTGGTTGAAGTTTACACATCTGGTCAAGCTGACCACGCATCTTTGATTTAGGACGCTTAGCACCGCTACCCTTTGGTCTACCGTTCGGATTACCCGATACACCGGGTTGGAATCTGGTATCTAGAATAGGGCTAACGCTCATGTCCTCTTGTTCAGTATTCATTAAATACTCCTAAATTATAGTTGACATAACGCATAGTATAGTGTTATATGTTAAATTTGTCAATACCCTACTTGACAAACGAAAAAGCCCGCTCTATGGCGGGCTGTTGTTCATTAAGCTTTCAAGGCTGCAATGATTGCATTCACTTTCACTTTTAAAGCATTCGCCAAAGTAATTGCACTTGCTTCATCTGTAGCATCTGCGGTTGTTACATTTGTCAGTGCCGCAATTTGTGCCTTGTCAGACACATCACCAAACAGAGCATCAAGGTCACCATTGCGGGCAGCACCCATCAAACCAATTAGAGCAAGTGTATCAATAAGGTCACTACGATTTTCAATAGCCATTATCTATTCCTTTTCTTTGAGATAACAAAAACCCCGCACGAAGGCGGGGTGTTGATGTTGTCACATTGCGTGACATGTACAATTCCTTGTCGGGTAATTGTATTTGGTCTGTGCGGTTGGCTTCGATCCAACGTGTTCTCGGTTCCAAACCGAGGCGATAACCTGACTTTCGCTACGCACAGTTAATTGGTACACCTACAGAGAATCGAACTCTGATTGCAGGGGCGAAGACCCTGTGTCCTAACCGTTAGACGATAGGTGTAGAATATGTATGAGGTTTTGGAATATACGGGCTTCTACCTCATAAGCCAAGCCTAGCTATTGGTGCCGGGAGTGAGATTCGAACTCACGATCTGGAATACCTGCTTACAAGACAGGTGCAATGGGCCACTATGCGACCCCGGCATAATTGGCGATTTATATGGGAATCGAACCCATCTGAATATCCCGCGTGACAGGCGGGCGACCACACCGAGCAGTCCCATAAACCGTTATTCTTTACTTACCTTCTTTCAACTCAACACCACTGTAAGGATTCTTACCTTTCAGACCCTTGTTAGGGTGACCCTTCGACTTCTGCGAGGAAGCTTCAAATGGTTTGTGTTCAGCAGTTGCATCATATTGCTTGGTCATTCTCTTTTCTCCTTTAATAAATGGTGGGATGTTTTCTGGAGGTTACCCAGCCTCCTTGCAACGAAAACTTTGTCATGTCACCGGCAGCTTGGGGCGTTGTCAGGGTCTAGAAGTAACCACTCAACCATATCCAAGATTCGATAATCTTTGTGCTTTGTGCGTTATCCATTTACAATGTTAATGGTTAAGCTTTCAGCTTTCTACCTTTGAACTTTAAACTTTGAGCTTAGTCATCGCAGCATGATATATAAATAGTCATATCGAGACAATTTAGGCACTTTATCCAAAGTAGGCTCACTGTGTTTACGGCACACAGCGAAGAAGCCGATCTAGTGAAGTCAACTCACCGGAACATGACTAAATCTTTTTAAACTTCGATCTTAGTAATCGCGTTCACTTCAGATAGTGCAAAGTCAACTTCTTCTACAAAGTCAGCAATGTCTTTCTCCAAACCTTCAATAACTTTCGACAAATCATTTGGGTTAAGCAGTGCAGCCCGGTTAGCTCGTTCAAATGGATCAGTGATCGCTTTGATTTCAGCTTCCTCAACCTTTCGGTCTTTACCGGCAGCAGTCTTAATCAGTTCATCCAGACGAGCTTGCATCTGTACGTTCTGACGCTCAACCATGGCAGTGTTAGTGCTCAGTTGTTGACGCATCTGATTCAGCAGTGCTACTTCAAACTGAATAGAACCTTTACGTTCGATAGCTTCAGCTACAGTCATTTCAACACCAGAGACGTTTACTTTTGTGTTAGCGTTGCTACGGACGATAGCAGCTTTTACCTTTGCACGAGTCTTAATCAGGTCGGTTACAGACTGAAGGTTCGCTGTCAGTTGCGAAGCAATCTCTTGCTCACTCTTACCAGTATTGTGTTTACCACCAGTTGTAAAGGATACGAACGAAGTGTTGGTAGCACGTTCAATACGATCATTCAGCGACTTTACCTGAGCCAGAGCACGGGTTACAGTGATTTGTTGCGACATTCTTTATTTCTCCTATTCTCTCCAAAATTAGTTTCTCGTAGCTGTCTCTTCATCAGCTTCCTAAGATCAATAGCGAGTCAACCCTATTGAAATGTATTGGCACCCACGTTAGGGATCGAACCTAAGACCTACTGATTAACAGTCAGTTGCTCTGCCGCTGAGCTACACGGGTGTAAATCGGGGATTGTAGCGGAAACGAACCGCTTTGTTTCTAGGTAGTAAGGCCAACTATCCTTACCTTGTCGGTGCGACCGAAGAGGGTGAGGTTACCATAATCAAAACAAGTCCAACACAACCCATAAATTGGTAGCGAGTCCGTGAATCGAACACGTTAGCGTGTGGTTATGAGCCACATGACAACACCAGTCAGTCTTAGCCGACTCGCTATAAAATTGGTCCCTGCGGATGGAATCGAACCACCGACCAAAGCCTTATCAAGGCTCTGCTCTACCTACTGAGCTACACAGGGTTGGGACGCCAAGTAGGAGTCGAACCTACAACCAACGGATTTGGAATCCGTCGCTCTGCCAATTGAGCTACTGACGTATAAATACATTGAATCAACGACCGAACAGGACTCGAACCTGAAACCATGGACATTTCGAATCCATAGCTCTACCTATTGAGCTTAACCGCCGAAGATTCAAATACTACAGAATACTTGGAAGGGCGGAAATGAAACCAATCAACATCACCCTACCTCACCTCACATCTTTATCCAATGACAGTAGGAGAGGGACTATCACCCGACTCCAATGTGAGAATGCTCTTGAATATGTTGCCCATTATACAGAACATTCTCAATCTTGTCAATACCTATTTGAAATATTTTTAAGAATTTCTTCAATCACAGGTCCATGCTCAGAATCATACAGCTTCATCGCTTCAATGTCAACAGTGATTTTCACATATTTCCCTTTACCGATTGGGAGATTGTTTCGAATCATTCCCTTTCGCTTCATGTACTCAATGTGAGCAGGCATAAAGCTCATATCCAATCTTCCTCAAACAAATCCCAATCAAGCTCACGCATGACTTACCCTCTTACGGAATTTTGAACCCTTCTCTGTCAGGCTTTCAAATGCATACTCAAACCTGAATGATTTGTGATTATCGTCTAAGTGATTCCGAATGTCAACCCCATCGGGCCAATTATCTTCACTCAGCTCTTCAAGAATCTTTATTACATCGTCGTAGCTATTAGCATTATCCACATCATAGTCCTCATGTCAAGTGTTTAAATTAATACATCACCTGACACTCTAGACTATTATTCAGAAAAAGTCAATACCTAACAATCTCAAGCTTGTCAATACCGTAGTGCCCATTCAACTGCCTTGACGATAACGTCACCATGGCATGGTCGCGGTTTACACGTACAACCGAGGGATTTACCTGCAAGTGCTTTAAGGTCATCGATACTAATAGACCCTTCACGTATCTGTCCCCACAGATGGTCACGATAACCGGCAATCGCTTGCTCAACAGTGTCAACCTTGAATAAAGCCTTTGTTCCCTCCTTATGCGAGTAAGGGTTTCCCCACTTGCTTCCTCGACCAATGTAGACCTGAAATTCTTGCCAGTGTTTGTTAACAACGATTGGAAGCTCATTCATTCATCACCATCGCTCAGACACCGTACAAGGCTCATACACACCTGACATTGTATACTCAGGGTCATCGGACACATAAAACCTGAACGTGCTTCCTGACGCGTCTCTGAGGCTTACAGAGCCACATTCCCTATCTGCTAGCACTGCACCACCAAAATAACCACTGTCATCACGATTGAATTTATCCACGCAAAACTCCTACCTGCATTACAAAGAAATGCTTATCACACATGTACCGAATCTGATTTCTTACTGATTCAATAATGTTCGTTCCCGTAAAATTACGGTAATCGTTCTCATATTCAGCTGCACACCAGTCACGAAGGTAGCTAGCATAATCCAATGTGTCAGTGGTGTAAAGCACTACAGCACCTGAGTAAACCTGATACACCTTCATGCCAGATAAACCTCTTCCTCTTCGACATACCACCCCATTGAATGGTCAATGTACATTGGGAAAGGTTGCTTTCTATCGAAGCGAGGGAAACGTGAACCGCGATCAATCCATTTGTTTACCTCAATCGCTTCAAGGTGAGCCTCAATGTATTCAGCATGTTCCTTGCTTTGATACAAACCCTCAAGCTTTTCACCTTCATCACGAACCCAGCTATAAACAGCAAATACGTCCATCGTATGCATTTCAATCACCTCATGTCGTTTGATGGTTGGCATTCTATACCATACGATCTACATGTCAAGCACTATTTTGAAATAAATTTCAAAGGAAGATGGAAAGGATTCCCTCTACAAATCAGTGATCGCATATTTATAGATAATTTCTATGTACTCATAGTACATAATAGTATATTTCTATAAAGCGAAAGCTTTAATTTATTTCTTTTCTTTCTCTTTCCTTCTCCTATATTATTCTTTAAGAGTAATTATTTACTAAGTAATTACTAATGATAAATCATTAAGAAAGATCAAGAGCTTTTATTATACACAAGCTTTTCAATCCTGTCAATACGTATTTTTCTATCAGGAAATAGGTACTCTATAGGAAAAATCTATTAGACATTCCTACAGGTTTACTATAGAATCTATCTCATCAAACACAGGAGAACGTTTCATGGCTGTAAAAATGACAAAGCAAGGTACTCTTCCAGTAGAGCCTGTTTACAAAGGTGTATGCCCACGTTGTAAGAGTGAATATGAAGCGATTCAGGATGACCTTGAATATTATGCTGACTACTACGATAGCTATCACAAATCACCTTGCCTATTGAAAGGTTGCGATGATGTGGTATACTTCAACAGAGTGAAATAGGAGAATAGAAATGGTGACTATCGTAAGCAAACCAGAAAACAAACGAACCACTTGCTATCAGTGCAAGACTGTACTAGAATACCAATTCACCGACATGAGGTTTGCATTGGAATCCGATTACACTGGCTGTCGTGATCGCGTAGCTCGGATTCATTGCCCATGCTGTGGTGCTCAAACACCTGTACCTACCATTTTCTAAGGAGAAACAAATGAAAGTAATCGAATTCATCAAGCAATCGGATGGTCTGTTTCACGGGCTGCAACGTTTGGAAGAAGAGCTTGGCATCAAAGCTAAGGTTTACCATGACCGAAACATTTTCGTACTGAACTACAACCAGATCGAAAGCCCAAAGACTGACCCAATCGTTCGGGAATGCCGTGGTCTGATTCTGAACTTCGACCTTGAAGTAGTCGCACGACCATTCGACCGATTCTTTAACCTCGGTGAAGCACTCAACGTTACACCTGTGATCGATTGGGCAAAAGCTAAAGTGTACGAAAAGGTTGACGGGAGCCTCATCAAAATCTACTGGGATGGTAAGTGGGAAGTAGGAACCCGTGGTACTGCCTTTGCTGAAAGCGAATGTATGGGTCATGGTGTGACATTCCGCGAACTTGTTTTCAAAGCACTCGGTGTTCGCAGTGACAACGAATTTCAGAATCTTTGTGGCTACTCAAAGCTCAACCCATGTGTCACCTATGTCTTTGAGCTTACTTGCTTTGAAAACCGCGTTGTACGAGCTTACAGCGGCTATAACATGCACTTCCTTGGTGCTCGTCATTTCCGTGGACATTATTTGAGCGAACAGGAACGTGAATGGTTGTTTAAAGAGGCTAACATCGCCGCTGACATGATTGGTAATCGTATTGTTGATGCTAAGCAATTCTCTTTCAACAGTGAAGACGAAGCCGTTGGTAGTGCTGCTGTACTGAAAGACCTTGACGAAGGTTACGTTGTGTATCAAGATGGCGTACCTATTTGCAAGATCAAGTCACCAGCATACGTTGCTGTACACCACATTCGAGGTGAAGGCTTGAACCCTAAGCGCATGAGTGAGCTTGTTATTTCTGGTGAAGTGGACGAATACCTGACCTACTTCCCACAAGATCGTGAACCGCTTGAGCCTTACATTGAAGCGTATGACACATTGATGGTTGCCATGGATAACCACTATGAAGGCGTGAAAGGTATCGAAGACCAAAAAGAGTTTGCTCAAGCTATCAAAGGTTGTGTATACTCTGGCGTATTGTTCGGTGCTCGCTCGAAAGGTATCAGTGTGATTGAATCTTTCAATCAAGCAAAGCAGTGTCATAAAGTCTCCCTATTGGAAAAGTTCTTGTGATTTGCTTTGAACATGGTGTAGAATATGACGGAATGGACACTTTAATGTGTCCTATCTGTGAAGAAGAGATATGCGAACAGAATGACCCAACAAGGAGAAAAGGTTTGAAAGCAATTGTAACTGTGGGAATCAGCACTAGCGGTAAATCGTCGCTTGCTGCAAAGAAAGTGCTTGAAGGTTGGACAGAAGTTAACCGTGATTGGATTCGCTTCAATCTGGTAAAACCCGGTGCTGACTGGCGTGACTACAAAATGACCAAAGCACAAGAGAAGGAAGTGACCGAAATCGAAGGTCGAATGATTATGGAAGCGTATTCGCGTGGTGATAACATCATCGTGTCGAACACCAACCTTCATGCTCCTACGCGAAACAAGCTCATCAAAAACCTTGAAGACCTTGGCTATGAAGTAGAAGTGCATCAACTGGAAATCAGTCTGGAAGAAGCTTGGAAGCGTGACGCATATCGCCTGAATGGTGTAGGTCATAACGTTCTGTACTCACAGTGGCAAAAGTGGAACGAAGTGATTCAGCGTCCAACGTACACTCCTAATGAAAAGCTTCAAGAAGCTATCATTGTTGACGTTGATGGTACAATTGCACAAATGGATGGTCGTGGTCCTTTCGAGTGGGCACGTGTTGGTGAAGACCTTCCACGTTGGTTCATCATCGATATGGTGATTAACTACAAGCGACAAGGTTATGAGGTTCTGATTGTAAGTGGTCGTTCGGATGACTGTCGATCCGAAACAGAGGTGTGGCTTGCTGAGCACGAAGTACCTTGTGACGGTCTGTGGATGCGCAAAGCTGGTGACATGCGAAAAGATAATGCTGTCAAAGAAGAAATCTTCTGGACACACCTCGCAAATTCGTATAACATCGTTGCCTGTATCGATGACCGTCCTCAGATGATTCGTCTGTGGCATGACCTCAAGATTCCAAACGTCATCGCTGTAGCAAACCCATATATCGAATTTTAGGAGAATAAAATGACAACATTTATCGTAAGATATTACGACGTACATGCTGACTATATTGACGTAGATACCGCAATCATGAAAGACTGCCCCAAACAACATGTTGCATTTGAAATCAATGACAGCAATGACAATATTGTACTTGAACGAGACGATGTTATTCGGCTTATCGCACAACTACAAGAATTTGTAGACAACACAGAGGGTAAATGAATGATTCGCTATCACGTTGGTAATATGACCGTAAATGTTGACGTAAAACAATACAAAGACGGTTGTGTTGAAGTTGACATTAACACCGGCTCTGCTGATATCGTTGTTGAACCAGTGGGCATCACCATTGACATTCAATTTGGTGAAGGCGGTCTGTCTCTGAATGATCGACTCATCGCACTCGGTCAAACTGTACACGCTATTCGTGGTCATTATCCACTGTGTGACCTTCGTCTGTACATGCCTTACCTACCGTATGCCCGTCAAGATCGTATCACCAAGAATGGTGGTGGTTTTGGCCTGAAGTATCTGTCGAAGATCATCAACCAAATGCACTTCAAAATGGTGAGTGCACTTGATCCACATAGCAACGTCAGTGCTTTGATAGATCAATTCTATGGTATTGACCAGTTTGAATTGTTTAAATCTATCAAAGCAAGCTTTGCTGAAACGTATATCGTTGCACCTGATATGGGAGCACTGAAGAAGTGTGAGACTTTTGCAGAACTTGTTGGTGCAGCTGGTGTTATTCGTTGCACTAAGGCTCGAAATCCTGATACAATGGAATTGAGTGACATTCAGATTCTGGATCATGTACCAGTGCTCGCTGATTACCTTATCCTTGACGATATCATTGATGGCGGTCGTACCTTCTACAATCTGGCTAATCACCTTCGTCTTGAAGAAGACGTAGATGGTCGTATTGATTTAGCTTGTACTCACGGTCTGTTCACTTACGGTGTTGAAACTGTTGCAAAGCATTTCGACAAGGTATATACTACCAACAGCTATGACAGCAATAAGAATGCTGACAACGTAATCGTAATTGACATTTGGTAAGGAGAAAGTAATTGAGTATTACAATGCGTCTGGACACAGAAAGTGTACGTGCTCTCATTCGTGAGAACGAAACCTTTAAGCTTGAAGTTCAGCAAGCGGTTATCAGTAATATCCGTGCTGACAATATTGAAGAAGCTGTAAAAGCACGTGTTGACCGCGTGCTAAAAGACATGACCACAGAATCAGGTCCATGGAATAACAAGAAACTGACTATTACTGATCCAAAATTGAGTGAAGCAATCTCAGCAATTGTAAAAGAACAAGTTGGCGAAGTGGTAAAGGCAACAGTAAAGAATGCTGTGGAAGATGCCGTACTACTTGAGCGAAAGGTCATTCGTCGTGATATGGCTAGTGTTGTACGTGAAATTCTCAATGAACACCTGACACCAACAATGGCAAAAGAAATCCTTCTTTCAAAACTCATTTAAGGAGAAATAAATGGAATTCACAGAAGACGAACTGAAAATGATCTTCCATGTGTTTGGCAACACTGTAGGTCAATCAAAGATTCGTGATGATATCTTTGATAAAGTTCGATACGAACTTTATGGTGAAGATGTTTTACATCCAATCTCACCTGACCTTAAAATTGCAGCAGGTTGGAGTGACGAACAAATGAAAAATGCAACAAGTGGTTGGATTGTATTGTCTGATTCTGATATTGAAAAACTGCAAGGAGAAGAGAATGGTTACTAATCTTACGGGTATTGAAAAGTTCGTATGTTCAGCATGGTCTGGCTGGGATGAAATCGACACTGGTGTATTGATGTTTTATTCGCCAAAAATTCACGATGAAGTGTTGATTCTTCTGAATGATGAACGAGAAGTAGATTACATTGTTGTAGACACACAGAAATGTGTGGTAGACTTCTACTTCAAAGATGAAGAACACAAAACTCTTGACTTCAAATTGCAGTTCTAAGGTATAGCGAATGGAAATCTGGCTAGATGCTGTAGGATTTTCCGGCTGGTATGAGGTTAGCAACCTCGGAAATGTCCGAAGCGTCAGCCGGGTCGTGAAAAGGAAAAGAGGATTCGCTTTCTGGAAAGGTAGAAGATTGCGAAAGCGTATACATTCTGGAGGTTACTATAATGCAAACATGAGTGTTGACGGTGTTTCACATTACCGATTCATTCATAGAATGGTTGCTGAAGCATTTATTCCTAATCCAGAAAATCTACCATTTGTCAATCACATTGATGGTAATAAAAAGAACAACAATGTTGAAAATCTCGAATGGTGTACTGAGCAAGAAAATAACATTCATGCTCTTGAGACAGGTCTTAGAAAAATTAAACTATACAAAGTTGTTGACTTGAGTGGAAATGTTGTTTATGATTCTATCTCTTTGAGAGAGCTTGTAGGAAAAGGCTTCCAACAACCAGCAATCTCAAGATGTTTGTCTGGTAAACTGAAATCGCACAGAAAGTGTACATTTGAAATCTTAGGAGAAGTTAATGAAGAAGTTTGATTTTGTTCCACAACGTTTGAATCTTTTTGCTGCGTTTAATACGGACGCTTATAAGCTGGGTCATGCTGACCAGTATTCGGATGGTACTGAACTCATCTTCAACAACCTGACACCACGTAGTGACAAGATTTATCGTCGTTCGTGCACTCGTTACTATGACGGCAAACTGGTTTTCATCGGTGCTCAAGGTGCCTTCATGGAAATCGTTGCTAACTGGAACATCTTCTTCACGATGAATAAAGAAGCCGCTGTGGCACTGTATTCTGAACTTGTTGACAATGTTCTTGGTGTTGGTGTAGTATCACCTGAGCGTATTGCAAAGCTGCATGATGTTGGTTACCTCCCTCTGGAAGTGAAAACTCTGAAGGAAGGTACTAAGGTCAAAATGGGTATTCCAGTACTGACCGTGAAGAACACTCAGAAGCACGCCTTCTGGCTGCCAAACTTCATCGAAACTGTACTGTCTAACCTTACTTGGAAAACCAGCACCAACGCTACTACCGCTGCTGAATACAAGGCAATGTTGACTGACTTCGCTATTCGTACTGGTACACCACTGGATTTGGTCAACTGGCAAGGCCACAGCTTCGCTGATCGTGGTATGTCTGGTCCTGAAGATGCTGCACGTTCTGGTTTGGGTCACGCTGCTCTGTTCCTTGGTAGTGATTCGATGGGTACTATCCAGTACGCCCAACAGTATTACTTTGCCGGTAAATTTGTATCTGGCTCTGTTCCAGCAACTGAACACGCAGTAGCAACATCGAACATTCTGCGAATTGAACGTGCTCTGAATAACTGCACTTACGAGTTCATGTCGAAGCGTCAACGCAATATCTATGATCGTATGACTTTTGCGATGGAAGATAAGCGTCTCATCGCTGAAATGATGTTCCTGTACGAACTGATGCTAAAGTATCCTAAAGGTCTGCTTTCCTATGTTACTGACAGCTTCGATTACTATGGTGTTCTGACGCGTGGTCTTCCATACCTGAAAGATGTTATCATGGCTCGGGATGGTAAACTGGTAATTCGTCCTGACTCTGGTGATCCAGTTGAAGTAGTTTGCGGTATGCCGGTTGCTCACATTAGTGAAGGTGTAAAGCCTCACAGTAAAGATTTCATCGGTGAACTGTATGAAATCGCGTACAAGATGATTGCTGAAGATAAACGTGAAGACGACAAAGCTTACAAACTGATCGCTCGTCACAACAATACCTACTATCGTCTTGATATCACTGGTTACAGGGAGTATGATGGTGAGATTCATCTGAACGTTGACGACTTTAACGAGATTCAGCGTGATCCTGAAGAAAAAGGTTCTGTTGAACTGCTGTATGATCTGTTTGGTGGAACTATTACCTCCACTGGTCACAAAATGCTTGACAGTCACATTGGTCTGATTTATGGTGACAGTATTACTACTGCTCGTTGCCTGAACATTCTGCAAGGTCTGTTCGATAAAGGATTTGCCTCTGGTAACTGTGTGTACGGTGTGGGTAGTTTTACCTATCAGTGTGTAACCCGTGATACATTTGCTTTCGCTGTGAAAGCAACGTATACTGAAGTGAATGGTGAGGGTATTGAAATTTTCAAAGACCCCAAGACTGATGCTAAAAAGAAATCAGCAAAAGGTCTTCTTTTTGTTGACAAGGGTGAAGATGGTGATTATATTCTCATCGACCAAGTGAGTAAGGAAGTAGAAGCTTCCACTGAGAACCAACTAGTAACCCGGTTCAAAGATGGTGAGTTCTACAACCTGATTTCGCTTGACGAAATTCGGTCACAACTGTAAGATAGACACAATGCCCCCGAAAGGGGGCTTTAATCAAATTGGAGATAATATGAAAAAGCTAGCTGTTGCCGCTGTAATCCCTGCTATCGCTATGGTCGGCTGCGATCAAGCAACTACTGTAACACCACAACAAATTGATTCCGCTACCCGTACCCAGTTGAATCAAGATGACGCTGAACTGAAACAAGCACTTGCTGATGCGAAAGCAAAAGACCCTTCTATCACTGACATGTACTACAGCGTCAATGACAAAGGTGAGAAAGAACTGAATGTTGTTCGTGAAGTGAAAGACCCTCAAACTGGCGAGTCTATGGCTTCTTCCTCGGTTTGGCCACTGCTGGGTGGTATGGCTGCTGGTGCTCTGATTGCCAACATGTTCAATTCGTCTGGTGGCTACAACTCTGCTTACCGACCATCGTACAGTTACACTCGTTCATATGATGACGAACGTAAACGTCGTGGTGCTGCAACCGCTGGTTACGCTGGCTATGTACGTAGTAATACCATGCGTACCTATTCGTCTTCGTACAACAGCAACAAGAGTTCGTTTAGTTCGTCGCCTACCCGTAAATCGGCAGCTTTCAGTGGTAGCTCTAGCTCCCGTTCTGCATCGTACTCGTCCGGTGGTTGATTTTTGTGATTACCCAGTGTATGATTCTCGGATTACTGATAACCCAATGAGGAAATGAAATGAAAGCTGTATTTAAGTCGATCAACTTTGATCTAGAACAAGTTGTAGCAGAAGAGGTTCCATTCCTCAGTGCTTTCTACCGTGACGGAGAAGAGTTGAATGGTGATATTAAAGACCTGCTGTCGTTCCCTGTAAAACATAGCGATAACATGCCTTTCTATACCATCAAGGATTCGACTACAGAGCGTCTTAACGAGCAGTTTGAAGACTACTACAAGATGATGGATTATGCTCTGGCTATGGCTTTCCATAACAAAGGTCTGCTCCGTCAGTTCTTTGATTGTGAGTTCCTGCGTAAACATGGTGACCGTTTTATCCCATACGCTGAAGCAACGTTCCACAAGCATCATCCCGCACTGTATGGTCGCTTTGACGCCTGCTTCAACCCAATTACTGAGCAACTGATGGGTGTGTATGAGTTTAACGGTGACACACCGGTGATGCTGTTTGAATCGGTAAACCTGCAAAATCGCTATGCTCAAATGCTCGGTACTGACCAGTACAACAACTACTGGGATATCTTTATCGAACAGATGCAGCACAAAGGTTACAAGCGTATTGGTGTAGCATGTGCGACAAACTATGTCGAAGACATGGCAACCTGTGAGACTTTGGCTCAAGCGTTTAACGCTGCAATACCTCTGGCAACCGTCCAATTCTTGGATATGAAAGAGCTTGACTTTGACACTGATGCAGATAAGCCATTCTTTGCAATGGGTAGCAATGAACCACTGGATGCTGTTTACATCCTGCAACCTTGGGAAGAAATGGTAGAAAACAATCCAGAAATGCTTGACAACTGGGAACGCTGGGTTGATAATACCCATGTATTTGAACCTGCATGGCGTTGGTTCTTTGCCCACAAAGGTATGACTGCTCTGTGTACATACCTCATGGAAGAGTCGGGTTCGTTTGCTAGTAAGTTTGGTCATGTCAAACTGCTGCGTACATATCTGAAACGTCCAAGTGGTGCATTGGGTAATCACTGGGTAGAAAAGCCGGTGGTTGGTCGCCTTTCAAACAACATCAAAATTTGGGAGAAAGGTGAGGTTGTAAGTGACACTGGTGGTTACTACTCTGAGGAAAACACCGTGTTCCAAGAGTACTGTGCTCCATATCAAGTAGAAGGTCGTAACAACTTCATCCTTGGTCACTGGATGATGAACAAGTATTCAGCGGGAACGTGCTTCCGTGAGTTTGATAGTAAGGTTCTATCAATCAGTAATGAACGATGGATTCCACACATCGTTGTAGAGGATTAAGCATGACAATGTTACAGATGGTTGCAGTGATTATCGCATTCACCACACTGTTTACGGTAATCAACTACAAGGTGTTTAAGCTACCGCACGCAATTGGTGTGATGCTAGGTGCCTTGGTTATGTCACTTGGGATTCAAGCTCTAACCTTTATGGGTTACCCTGTAGTAGAACAAACAGCAGTAGAGCTTATCAGTGCAATTGACTTTCATCAATTGCTCATGACATGGATTCTACCAGCACTGTTATTTGCTGGTTGTCTTACAGTAAACGTGAGTGACCTGAAACAACACAAATGGGCAATCGCTGGTTTAGCAACCCTTGGAGTAGTTATAGCAACCGCTGTAATTGGTTTCAGTACCTACTTTGTACTACATGCAATTGGTCTTGATGTAAACCTGATGTACTGCCTTCTGTTCGGTGCTTTGATTAGTCCCACAGACCCAATTGCAGTAATGGGAATTCTCAAGAATGCAGGTGCTCCAGATAACCTACGGGTTACGATTGTTGGCGAATCCTTGTTCAATGATGGTACAGCAATTGTTGTGTTTACGGTATTGCTGACACTGATTACAGTTGGTGGTACACCTTCGATTGGTGAAGTAGGATTGCTGTTTGCTCAAGAGGCTGTAGGTGGTGTGATTTACGGTGCTTTGCTAGGTCTGTCAACTGTGTATATCCTTAAAGGTATCCATGAGGCTCACATCGCAGGCATGGTAACAATTGTAATGGTATTTGGTGGTGCTACTCTTGCTTCTTTGATTCACGTATCATCGCCACTGGCAATCGTTGTAGCTGGTCTGTGTCTTGGCTATAAACCGTTTGCTCACATGTCGGATTACACTCACAAGGTGGTAAATAACTTCTGGCATCTGATTGACGAATTCTTGAACGGTGTGCTGTTCGCTATCATCGGTCTGGAACTGCTGATTGTACAGTTCAACTTGCTACATGTGGTTGTTGCTCTGTCCTTGTTCGTTGTGCTGATTATGAGTCGAATGTTGACTGTGTTGCCACCAATGGCTATCATGTCAAAGTTCACAGGTAACAAGATGCCTAACGGTAGTGCTCTGCTGCTAGCATGGGGCGGTTTGCGTGGTGGTGTTTCGATTGCTCTTGTGTTGGCATTGCCAGCAGGACCAGCAAAAGACGTACTACTCCCTCTGACCTATGTGATTGTCCTTGGTAGTATCCTGCTTCAAGGCTTGACCGTAGGTAAGCTGGTTGAATTGTTGTTCCCTCCTAAGAATGACCCCGCATAGTGCGGGGTTTTCTTTTGCCTAAAATAAAGCTTGACTCCAATCATCATTGCTGTATAATGGGCACATCAAAAGGAGATACATATATGAACAAAGAGCTTGTAATCAAATCCCTGAAAGACACCGTTGTTCTTGGAATGCTTGTCATTGCAGTTATTGCTCTGATCTGCGGCTTTATCTATGTGGTAGCTAATACAACACCGTGGTTGTTCATGGTTATTCCTATCGGACTTCTGTACTTGGCATGTTACCTTGACAACAAGGCAAAGCTTAAACGTGAAGGTAAACTATGACATATTTCAAGGGTGGGTGGATGGAGTATATCACATTCATCAAAATCGATAAGAACCGACCACTTGCTAAAGCCGAATACGCAAAAGCAATGGAAGGATACGGTAAAGGTGTAAAGTGGCAGGATATCGCTTCAGAACTACCTCTGGAAACACCTCCTGAGCCCGTAGAGAAACGAAAACGCTTTACATGACCTGATGTACTAGGTTATAATAAACACCTCTTAAAACGCATTATAGGAGCTTATAGAATGACTGACATGACCCGAATATCCGTAACCGTCCCACGACCAGTTGTAAAATCCCAAATGGAAATTGCCGTTGAACTGGCTATCGAAGCTCATAAAGATCAAAAGTATGGTGATAAGCCTTACATTTACCATCTGGCTCAAGTTGATAATCTGGTTACCCGTGTATTTCGTCCAGAAGGTCTCGGTTATTCTGAACCGTATTCGAAAGAACATGGTGACGAAATGGATTGCTTGCGTGCAGCGGCATTTCTACACGATATCATTGAAGACACGGTAGTGACACAGCAAGACTTGATTGACGCCGGTGTTATGCCTTCGGTGGTGTCTGCTGTTGTTCTAATGACGAAAGAAGACGGTTATAGCTACGACAAATACATTGAGGATATCTCCTTGAATGGTATTGCTCGAAAGGTTAAACTGTGCGATACTGCCGCCAACCTGATGAATTCGATCATGGAAGGCCGAACCAAGAATATCAACAAGTACACCAAACAAATTCAACTGTTGGGAGGTTTCTAATGAGCAATATACCAACTATTGTTGAAGCACAAGATGCACTCATGGCTTTGAAGGTATTGCGACGTTACGTTGAACGATACTGGCCTATGTGCGATACTACCGATCTGTATACCATTGAAGACTCACTAGATATAGATATTGACGAACTAAAAGGAAACAACGAATGAGATTGATTGATGGATTTGGTATCAACGACGCGAATTATCCTGTAAACTCAACAGTTGATGGTGTAAAAGTTCGATGTAAGATATTTGAGCGATGGGTGTCAATGGTTCAGCGTTGTTATAACGAAAAGTCGCTTTCTCGAAGACCTCATTATAGAGGATGCTCCATTGATGTAAGGTGGAGTAGCTTCATGGAATTCAGAAAATGGATGTTGATGCAAGATTGGGAAGGTAAACAGTTAGACAAAGATCTACTTGTGAAAGGTAACAAAGTATACGGTCCAGACACTTGTTGTTTCATCAACCAGAAACTGAATACTTCAATTACAGACACAAGAGTGAAAAGCAATGGTCTTCCGATTGGTATCCACATCGACCGAGGTAAATACAGAGTTGAAGTACAATCAAAATACGTAGGTTATTTTGATGACTTAGATTCAGCGTTAACTTGTTATACAAATACGAAACGTGATGCGATCAGGGAGCTTTTGAAGCTCGAAAGTGACAATCGCGTAATCGAAGCTGTGAAAGAAAGATTCAAACTTTAGGAGTTTTACATGATTACACATAACGAATATATCAAGATGACTAGTGGTCGTAAACCAATTACTGTTATTGACAATCATTACTATCGATGTGAGGACTACATCATTGACAACAAGCTGATTCGGTTCTCATGTATGCGTATCGTTAACAAAGAAACGCTTGCACATGAAGACAGCAATCATGTACACTACAATGATATGGGGAACTATGTATGAGCCTTCATGACAAGATCATGAACCTGCCAGCACGACCTATTGCTGCTGATGAATACGATCATAAGCTCATGGCTTATAAATGCGGTCATCGTGACGCACGACATGACGCTGCGGAACTGTCACTGAAGTATGACCATCTTATCGAAATGATTGAAGATCATTATGGTAGTGGTATGATTTCCATTTTCAAACGAAAGGTAGGTATTTGATGACAATCAACGATGCACTGAAACTGGCAGCAGAGCGAGCGAATGCACTGGGTTACTCTTACACGCAATTCATGCTTGTGGAACACGACCTTCGTGAAGAGTTTTACTTGTATGAAGACCTGACTTCTGATATTGTAGCAGAAATTATTGAAGAGGTATTGTAATGTCGAAGTTTAAACACATTAAAGAGGTAGGTGGTCAGAACGTTATCGAAGTAGGTTATTACGATGCGATTGAAGGTAAAGAGTTCTTTGAAATTGCCGTAGGTCCAAGTGACAGCCATTTTCTGAATGCAATCGAACTTCAACCATATCAAATTGAGGAACTTATTCACATTCTCACCGACTATATGAAGGAGATTACAGATTGACTGAAAAGACCAAAACTGTAAAAACTGTTGAAGTGTCATATGAAGAGTTCACTGACCCTGATTTTATCCCACCGGGCACGTTCTATGTTCGCAATGCTTTAGGTGTTTACGTCTTCCTCAAAACATCTGATAGAGCAATTGCCCAAAAACAAATCGACAACCATTATGGTAAAGGTCGGTACACCGCTGTAGCTTCTAAGATTCTACCAACCAAGTCAAAGCTTGAATCTGGTGGTCTTAGCTGTACAGGAACTTCGACCCGTCGCGGTCAAAAACGATAAGGAGAAATAATGAAATACGCTCACACACAAGAACTGCAAGAAATCTCGCTAGTTGAATTCATGGCTGCACTCGGTTATGAACCTGTATATGACTACATTATTGGTCTGAAAGGTTTCTATCAACCGGTATTCGCCTTCAAAGGTGAACAGCGTGTATCTGTACTGCGAGCCATTCAGATGCACAACGAAGAAGCTGAAGAGCAATTTGCAATGCTCAAACTGACCCCATATGAAGACTTTGGCGTCTTCGTTCGCAAACACGCAAACCGTCAGCAAATTAATATGATTTTTGCTGGCACCTGTAAGATTGTGAAGAAAGTGAAACTGTCTTTCTCGAAACGAGACGGTATCATTCTGCAATCTGACAATATTGAATTCGCTACTGACGTTGACCGTCGTCGTTATGAGCCATCGGTACTTGCTGAATGATTAAGCACAAGATGCTTAAACCTTACATGAACGCAGCAAGGGGCTTTGCCTTGCTGTCTCATGCCAAAAGGAAAAAGGTCGGGTACGTCGCTATCACACCTCAAGATATCATGATTTACTCATGGAACGGACGACCATCAGGTGATGATAACAACTGTGAAATCACTGTTCCGATCTTCAATACGATGAATGGCGTCAAAGTTGAAGTTGGTTGCGATATTGTAACACACCCTGAATGCCTACATGCTGAACGTAACATTATTGCAAAGGCTGCACGTGAAGGTATCTCACTAAAAGGTGCTAATCTGGTAGGGACTTTGAGTCCTTGTTTAGAATGTGCTTTACAACTGCATCAAGCTGGTGTAGAATCCGTGATCTATGAAGAAGAGTATCGTCTGACTGACGGTATCGAATACCTTCGCCGTAAAGGTATTCACTGTGAACAATATCAGGAGGAAACATGCGAATTATAGTAACTCAATTGATAGGTGATGCATCTGTAAACATCTATAACCACTCGGGTGAACTTGTCCATACTGAAGGTTTCTTTGGTAAGTTGGAAGGTGGTAGCTTCATCCGTGACATTCCCGTGTCAGCGTTGGAGTATCATCACTCAAAAGCACTCTTTGATAAAGAGTTTGAATACAAGGTTATCGTATGAATTACAGCTATCACATTCGACGTAAAGAACTCAAGAATGGTAGTGAACTATTCGAAATTATGATGGTGCCTTACGGTTGCGATAAAGAACGTCATCACATTCTGTATAGTACCAGAGACACCATTGACCAAGCCCGTGAAGCAGTTAAAGAACTTGAGGGAAAGAACGTGGTTAAAACGGAGTGGGTTGAATGATCGATATTCCAGAAGTTCAAGAAATTACACAAGAAGCTATTGAACGGATGCGTGAACAAGCAATTCTCACGCTCATCAACAATCAAGAGGTTTATGTAGCCAAATGGTTACTGCAAAACCCTTATGAAAAAGTGAGTGACTATCAACTGGTTTTCTCTGAGGGTAAAGAACCGGGTGAAATCTATCGTGTAAGCATGGAGAAGAAATTGAATGTATAACAAACAACTGTTTGGACTTGAAAAGAATGGTGATGTGAAAGTTTGGAACATTCGTGTTGCAGACACATTTCATGACCATCCTGAATATGAAATTGTAATTTCTCATGGTAAACTCAATGGTAAACTAACTTTCAAAACGGAACTTGTGTCTGAAGGCAAACAAGGTCGTTCTGTCTACGATCAAGCTGTACTTCAAGCTGAAGCACGTACCAAGAAACAAGTTGACAAAGGTTATCGTGAAACTGTAGAAGAACTGTCTGACCTTCCGCTGTTGCCAATGCTTGCGTCTGATTACAACAAGGTCGGCCACCGTATCCAGTTTCCTTGTTTCACCAGCGTGAAGTACGATGGTGTTCGTTGTTTGGCAATCAAACATTGTGGTGAAGTTCGATTGGAATCACGAACTGGACAACCATATTACGTCCCACATATTCAAGAAAGTCTGAATACGATGATGTATGATGGTCAGTCACTGGATGGTGAACTGTATCTACATGGTTATGAACTGCAAGACATTACTTCGGCTGTAAAGCGTGAAGACCCTGATAAGGAAATCGAAAAGGCTACTCGCAAACAAGCTAAAGCTGCAAAAATGGAAATGGACAATAAGGTAAGCGATGAAGTTTGGTATGCAGCACAAGTTGCAGCCGATCAGGAATACATTGATGCACAACGCATCAAGCATATCCGCAAAAACATGGAATTCCATATCTTTGACATTCCGATGGACGGTAGTTTCAATGTTCGTCTGAATGCTATGGACAATATGTTCGAGTTTTATAAGTATGTACCAAACATCAAGTTCACTCAGTATGATGTTTGTGCTGATGATGCTCAGTTGAAACGTCAGCACGCACAAGCTGTGAAAGACGGATTCGAAGGGGTAATGCTGCGTAACCAGCTTGGTGTATACGAAAGCGGTAAACGCTCGGCAGACTTGCAGAAGTACAAGACCTTCGTGGATGCTGAGTTTGAAATCCTCGATATTATCGAAGACAAAAACGATGGTAGTATTTTCATTCTGCAAAACAACGTGAACGATGAAAAGTTTGGCTGTGTCATGGGAACAATCCCTGAACGTAAGCACCGACTGGCTTTCAAGAATGACTATATCGGCAAATGGTTAAAGGTTAAGTTCCAAACCCGATACAAAGGAACTCTGTTACCTCAGTTTCCCACGGGGGTTTGCATCAGGGATTGCGACATTGACGGGAATCCTTTAGAATGACGCCTAAACAGGAGTACCATTATGGTGTAACAAAGGATTTCATTTACGATCAATATTTTTATGAGGCAGGTAGTCTTTACAAGACTGGTTATTTGTATACAGGTCATAAGTCGGTTGGGTGGTTTGATAAGGAGTCGGGTTATTACCGACTCCAAATTGGGTCAGAAACATGGATGTTACACAGATTGATTTGGATTTATCATTATGGTGAGATTCCAGAAGGTAAAACGGTTGATCATCGTGACCATGACCGAACAAATAACAAAATTGAAAATCTAAGGCTGGCAGATCGTTCTGAGCAGAATAAATATCAAAGAAAAAGAGCAAACTGTTCAAGCCAGTATATCGGTCTTTGCTGGCGGGAACGTGTTCAGAAGTATGAAGTTACTGTTGGTATTTTGGTGAACGGAAAGAACAAAAAGAAATACATAGGCAGTTTTCATGATGAGGTCGTAGCGGCAAAGGCACGTGACCGATATGTACTTGAAAACAAATTGACAGAGTGGAATCTTTTAAACTTTCTAGAGGTCAGCGATGATTGAGTTGTTACAGCACAAGAGTGCAAGCTACTCTCCGAGAACATGGCACAATGCTTCCCAAGGTATTACGCTAGCACTGGCAGTGGATTTCACCACTGCTGGTGAAAAGCTTACCACTAAGGCTGCTGGTGAAGGTCGGATTGTTCATTGTGATGCGAAAAATTTTGCAACCAGTTGGTTGCCTTCAGCACGAAAACTGTATAAACTATTGGTAGACAATGACTGTCGTGTGGTAAACGTGGCAGGTAATGGAATCTATACATTTGCAAAATATGGCTTTACACAAGTCACAGTGAATGATATGATTCGTCAGATATTGCACCAAGTAGATACACATTGGCCATTGGAACATGTGGTTAGTGGTGGTCAAACAGGCGCTGATTTAGCGGGTCTTATAGCATCTGCTAAGATTGGCATTCCGTGTACCGGAACTTGGCCTAACGGCTACAAGATGAGGTTTGAGGACGGGGTAGACCGAAACCACACCAGAGAACAAATTATGGAGATTATGAACCAATATGCGTGAAGTATTTGTCAGCTGGAAAGACCAGCTTGAGTGGATGGAGAACATCGCATGTGCTGGTGGTTCCACTTGTTATGAGGAAGTACGTTCTGAAATGTGGGATGGTCTGTACGATAAGTATGGACAACACGCCAACTTTGATGTTGAACAAATCCCACAAGACAAGATTGACCAGTTTCTTGACTGGCTAGAGAATCCTGATGAGGAGGAGTAATGCGCAAAATCATCGGTTCGTGCAATCACATTGCACAGTATGACCTGCGAGAATTCAAAGGTCGTATCTTTTTCGTGACTGACGTTCACGGATATTATGGTCTTCTGCATGAGGCACTACGTGACGTAGCGTTCAACTCGGAAACCGATCTATTGTTCAGTAGTGGTGATTGGACTGACCGAGGACCAGACAGTAAACACGTTCTCGACTATCTGCATGAGCCATGGATTCACAGCACCCGTGGTAACCACGAAGAAATCTTTATTGGTGCTGTAGATGAGAACTGGACTGGTCGTAACACAAACTGCCTTCTGTCAAATGGTGGTGTGTGGGTAGCGAGTCTGGAAGAAGATGAGATTCAGGCAATTTACGATATGTTCAAGTCGCTACCACTTGGTATTGAACTGTTGCTACCACGTGGACGCAAGGTGGGCATTGTTCATGCTGAAGTTCCCGGCTATGACTGGGGTTATTTTGTAAACGACATTGACCAACAAGAGTTGGCTATGAATGGTCAAGTAACAGCACAGTGGGCAAGAAGCTGGTATGATCGTGGCTACAAAGAACAAATCGGCGGTGTAGACTTCGTTCTAGTAGGCCATACACCAACTGACACAGGCGAGGTTGAACAACATGGTAATATGGTCTTCTGTGACGGTGGTAGTTTCTTCCGAAACAAGATTAACCTTATCGAAATCAATGACGAATTTCTAAGGAGTATTAAGTGACAAACGATGTAAAAGAAATGGGCGAAGTATTAGGTGAGTTGCAGACAGACGTTCTTCGTGTTCGTCTGTTCCGCAGTCTCGATGCGGCATTGGACTTCTGTAAGTTTGTGCAACCTGAAGAGTTGTTCATCAAACGATATGCAAGCGGTCAATGTCAACTCCAATACATCAGCCCGGAGAGTAACCTATGACTGTGAAATCTAAACAAGGTGAAGGCCAAGATCGTAACGTGTACAATGCATTCAAACGGTTCATGAAGAATTCCCATCTGCTGACGAACGAACAAATCGCTGAAGCTAGCTTTGAACTGTTTCATCAAGCCCGTATGCGTGGCGGGGTAGAGCCAACGTGAAAAGTGAATACGCTGACAGGTTCAGCGTAGAGCTATGTAGAGCAAACCCCAATAAGCTATATGTCTTCGGTGACAATCTGGCTCGCTGGGGTACAGCCGGTCAAGCGTGCATCAGAAGAGAACCAAACTCGTTCGGTGTACCTACCAAGCGTTATCCAGACACAGTTGCACATGCTTACTTTAGCGATACCAAGTGTGAACGCAATCATGTCTTGAACGCTCTACGTGAGCTTTACGTTAAAGGTGAATATTTCACACTGGTATTCCCATCGGCTGGAATCGGAACAGGATTGGCTAAGATGCCAGAGAAAAGCCCAATAATCTATGCTGAAATGTGTGATATTCTACTAAAACATTTTGGAGTGAGGAACGGACAATGAAACTCTTTAGCAAAATCAAACAGAAGCACGACGAAATGACTGTTGAACGACGAGCGAAGTGGTTTACTTTGTATTCAATCATTGCTCTCGTTGCTTACATCACTTCGGTGTGCTTCGAACCAGCAATTTTCTTCGTGACCATTTTGCTCGCTGTCTTAGGTGTGATTGTTTTCGGTGTGTACCGTGGTATTTTGGCGTGCATTACACCTAAGAAAACGAGTCGCTGGTGATGGATTTAATAAAACATCTGTTGATGAGACGGTATGACCCGTCTCGTTACAAACACCAGACACTAGACACCTACAATAACATTCTGACAACGCACTTGATGAACCTTAGTGGACAGTTTGTAGGGTTCCAACAGTACAACCCACAAGGTGAAAAGAAGGTTGACAACGCCTCAGAAGGTCGTTACTTTACGATCACACCGCGTGGCACACTAGCTTGCTGGGGAATCGAAGCACTTGACCCAACAAAGAAAGACTTGTATATTGTTGAGGGTGTATTCAAGGCTTCTGCCTTACACATGACAGGTCGTAACGCTCTGGCTGTACTGTCTAACAATCCAAAGCACTTGAAAAGCTGGCTGCACACATTGCCGTACCGATTGATTGGTATTGGTGACGGTGATAAAGCTGGTAGACACATGCAAAAGGTTGCAGGTGAAGGTTTCCAGAGTGATTTCGACCTTGATGAATACTCAACTGAAGAGTTAGATCAATTGTTAAGAGAGAAAGGGTATGTGTAAGAAACTAATTAATGACTGTATCATCGGTTTGATGCTTATTGCGTTTCTAATTATGGCACTTTGCACTGTAGCGGGGTTTGTATTTGCCTTACTCATCACGATGTGAACAATGTTACCCAGCAGAAGACTATTTTGACTGGCGTAAAGAACCAATGAACGAAGAAATACGCGCTCAGCTAAAACCACAAGGCGTTCGTATCCATTACCCATCATTCCTCGCAGCTGCTCAGGCTTGGGGACCACACATTACAGAGGGATTACATGACAACTAAATATCGAATCATCCTGAATGATGATGAGCAGTTTGAACTTTACAAAGATCGTGTGTATGTAGAAACAAAGGAATGGGTTGGTGACCATCTTACACAGATTGCACGCGACCATCATGTTGATATTTCAGACTGTCACTGGGAAAGTCAAGCACTTTTCAAACTGAACCAGTATGGTTCTCAGGGATATGATGACAACTTCCATGTTGAGGTGCCACTTTGACCATTCAGAGACTATCACATGCTGCTTCACACATGTACCCACATGACGCTGGGCTATACGTTCACTATAACACACATGTAGAAGTCGTTGGTTTGGTCTATGACCAATTGGACCTCACTCAGAAACAACTTGAGCGAGCACAGGAGCAAATTCGAATGCTTACTGAAGCTCTAACACGGAGATAATATGGAAATTCAGAGACATTGTGTATGTGCAAGCGGGTATGGTGAAGGGTATCTTGTCCCTCACCCACTCGGTGAAGCTGTAGAATACGACGATCATGTCGAAGTTGTAAACGAACTAAAACGAAAGATCGAAGAGCTAGAAAATGAAGTAGCACAACTTGTAATGTCAGCTAATAGTGGAGGTTAAAATGAAGCAGTACGAAGTGAAAGTAGAAACCAGAAGCGAACGACAGAAGCGTGAACGCGAACAATGGATTGAACAAGCAACTCATTATCTCATTGAACTGAAAGTGTATGACCTTCTTGAATACAGTGATGCACGCGATCTAGCGGAATCGCTTGAATACCACGCACGTGATGAAGGTGGCGAACACATGTACACAGCTAAAGAAGCTGTTGACGAAGAAATGACCTACTGGGCGGAATGATGACTAACAATTGGAAATTCAAAGACGAACGGGAGGATGTAATATCCTTCCCTTCTGGACTCACACATGAGGAAAGACGGGAATACATAAGGAAAGCACTAGAATTATATGACACTAAGAGACAGACAACGATTGTACTTGATGGAGTCAGAAGTAGGACTGAGAAAGATTGGTATAAGTGACAATCCTGAACGCAGACGTAACCAAATCCAACACGCTAGCGGACTTTCCATTAGGATTGTTCGGTGTTGGCGTTGCGTAGACGCTACCGCACTAGAAGTAGAACAATACCTACACCATCAATTCTCACGAAGAAGAAGAGCGGGTGAGTGGTTTACCACAATCCACTTGTCAGACATTGAACTGTGTGGATATGAATTGATCGAATGCAACCACAACGGAACGGAGAAACGATTATGTACCGAGTAGTTTATGTAGTACCATACGGTCATCACCTCGCAGGGAAAGATAACAACGACCTCAAAGACAAACGAATCACATACGTGCAGAATCTACCAGAAGATCACAGTCATCACGACAGCCTGTACATGTGTGGGCTTGAAATAGCCGAATTCCACTCTGACGAACCATTGACCAGCGACCAAATCATGTACGCTGTGTCTAGAATCCGTACATCAGCGGAATGTACATGCTTTGCAGACACTCTTGTAAGCATCTGGAAGATACGTAATAAAATCCTTGTCGGTATCTTGGGTAAAACATTTGCTTATGAATATGAGAAAACAGACCGTGTGAAATTCCATGAGTGGCTTGAAAAGAATGTAGACGCACTACACAAATTCATCGAAGAAGAGAAAGTAAAATGAAAACTGATATCAAAGTTAATGGTTACCCAGTTATCATGTCCGTGCACCTCGTCACAGAACAGGGTGAAGGATGGAAAGGATCACAATACATCGCCACATGCTACACAATGGAAGACCTCAACAGAGTGCTACGTGAAACCACTGTGCCTGAATACTGGTGTATCGAAGTAGACTTTCAAGATGCAGTAGACGAATTAGGCTATCCAATTGCTTGACACACCGTTCGTCACCTTGTAGAATCCTTTCCAATTCAAAAAGGAGGGATTCACATGACTACACTACAAGCACTCGAAACCGTATTACCACACATCCTTAACTACAATGACCGTATGTACATCCAATTCTTGATCCAAGTGGAAAGGAGGAAGACACAGTGACACTCGTTTACCGACTCGAAACCTTTGACGGGTTCGGTCCATATTGGTATGACACAACAAAACAAGATGACGAAACACACACCCATCTGTTGATCGATCATGACGACCCTTACAGTCAAGGTCTGTGTACTGACGATATGATGACCGTTGAAGACAACCTTCTGAAGAAGTGGAAATTTGCTTGGAACTCCACTCAAGCGATGTGCGACTATGTACGTTACACAGAACGAGAACTGATGCACAACAGTCCATACAAAGTGTCTGAAATTGAACTGAGCGACATGGGAGAAACCTTCACATTCCGTGACGGACAAATCATGTTCAACCCAGCAATCGCTAAACGCAAACGTAGGATCAAATACCTTGACTTCATTAACCTGTATAATATTACAAAGGAATAAAACGATGAACCTCAAAGAGAAACTGCAAGCACTTGACGATATCATCACCGATGCTAACACCTTGTACCGTCAGCTACAGGATGAATGCCCACACGAAGAAATGACAGCTAAGTATAATGGCTACTCATGTCCTTACGATGGTGAGGAATATTGGGTTAACCTCAATTGCCCTACTTGCAGATTCAGCAAACACGTTGACAGCAAACTGAGCAACGGAGAACGTAACCCTGAATACTACA